AAACTCATTATGATAAATAGGATCTGTGATAATACTTACCATTTCCTCTATGATACTATCATCTAAGTCCATAGAGATCTTATCAGTATGAATCGTTTTCGACAATAGTTCATATATAATAATACATAAAGAATCTCTGAGCTCTTTACATATCTGTTGCTTATATCTATCCTGTAAATGTTTCTCAGGTTGAGATCTATTCAACATATCAGATAAAACTTTAACTGCAAGCAAAGTACTACTACCTTTTATAATACCACCATTGATAGCATTTTGTGCACTAGTTATAGCATCTTGCCAAGCATCTTTTTGTCTAGTTCCATCTTTAGATAAACCTGAACCAACCTCAACTGAAATAAACTTACCCCAGATACGAGCTAATCTTTTCTTAGACAGTTCTTTTTGCATAAAAGAATCTGCCGATAGATGAGCTTTCTCTAATACTTTAATCGTATTCATAGTTATTTCATTTGGTTTATACTCAAGAGACATTTTATCTGGAGCTACATCACAAACGAAATCTGTTTCCATAAAAGCATAGCTCATTTCAGCAGATAATTCCAAAGGTACATCCAAAGAGAATTTCTCATCATAGAAACTTTTAATTTGTGCTCCATAATTATTATAGACATTAATATCCTTAGCCAAAGTTCCTTCAGCTGTAGCTAATGTGTGTAGAATACGAACTAAAGATAATAGTACATTTTGTTCAAAGATCATAGGATCTAATAGACTTCCAGGATCATCCGAATTATATAGAAGTTTAGAGAAATCTTCAATCTCTTCATCCTTCATACCACGAATACCTTTTAATCCATATATAAATGCAGAGTTACTATGTAGAGAAGCTGAAGGTAAATTCTCTTTCTTTCTCTGAGCATCTACATCATTTTGCATCTTAGTAACCATTTCTACATAACTAGAAACACAATCTCTACCAACCTTAGTTGATCCAGCACAGAAGATAAATAAGTCTTTTCCTAAGAAGTCACATATCATACGTAAGTAATGGAGGGTTTCTGGGTAACGAATATCCATACTACCATTGATCATTAATATGATAGGTTTACTTTCAAAAGGAAATGATTTAGATCCACCTAACGTAAATAAAGGTTTACCTTCAATAACAGCTTTTTCATTATGAGTAATTTTAACTTCATCAGAGAAAGCATTGAACATCAAAGAAACATAAGTGTCTCCTTTAGCCTCTTTTACGATATCGAATACACCTTTAGTATAATCTTCGTTTTGTGTAGCAGTATAGATCAATGATAGCATATCATCTGAATCTTCTTCCACATCAACTTTATAACCAGACATTTCCTCAAGAATAGTTTTAATGATCTCATCAAAAGCTTTTCTGAAATGAGGTTCTGAGATAGGATGCTCCTTGAATAGTTTTCTGAATCTCGATGTTAAGATACAATATAATAGAGATACCGTAGTTGTACCATCTCCACCAATCTTCTCTTGGCGATCAATAGCTTCAAGAATAAGGAACTTTAAGCAGTTACCTATTTCATTAGATGTACCATAATTACGGAAAACATTCTTACCATCTTTAGTATATTCTAAAGCGCCTCCGCCATTTAAAAACACAGGTTTACCATATGGGCCATAACACGATGTTAATGTTGAGTAGATATCACGAATAACTTTATCTAGGATTTCCTCAAGCATTTCACCTTTAACACTATTACTTTCAATCATTACTGTCATATATAAACTCCTTTAACCCATAGCCATGTCTTCAGCCGGTATAGATTCAAACGGATGAAAAGCATTCATTGAGTGTTTATTTTCCATTTTCATTTTTAAAATAAATTCTTCATTCTCTTTAGTATGCTCATATAAATTAACATTTTGAGGAATGTGTTTATAGATATGAGGGTATCTAGGATATAAAAAATTTCTTCCTTCTAAGGAAGGAGCTAATATCTTAAATTGTTCAAATGTGCATATAATAACATCATATGCGCTTTTATAAGAAGCTTCTATATCTTTAACTAGATTAGGAGACATATTAACATCAGTCCCTATACGTTCTTCTTTTTGAAGTACTCTATAAGTAACTTCTCGTTTACCTATAATATCTATATGTAATCCTATAGTTTCCATAGACTCAAGAATTTTTCTAATATCAGTGAAATTAGATAAGATATAGATATCATTATAAGATACATTTATTTCCATAGTAAATAGATCTTTAACGTCTCCATTATATTCATAATAAAGAAATCCTAGTATCTGACGAGGTTCTAAATCAAGAATATATTGGAAATGTTTCTTAATACATGATGCACCATGTTTATTAATCATAGCCAATACTGTCCCTATTGGAAAAAATTTAAGAGCCTCATCACTGATGAGGACTCTAGAATCTTTCCGTATATATTGGAGTGACATTATTAACTTAATACAGGCGATGCTGCATAATCTCCATGAGAGAATGAGAATGACTCATTACCACCAGATGTGGGTGAGTTGTTTGAGAATGTATTTGCATTCCCACCAGAGTTATTATAAGCATCTGCTGCTGTAATACCATTAGCTGCTGCTAGTGAAGCTAAAAGATGTAGACCTTTAGTAACTTCATTGCGATTAGCTAACTTATTAAAATGTGACGACATCTTAGCGGAATGTTTTTCGAATTCACGTAAAGTGTTTCTAAGTTCTTTAAGACCTTGAGTATATCTCTTATTGAGTTTACCTGAAGACTTATCACCAGGACGGAAACCTTTAATAGAAGATTTAGGCTCAATTTCAAAGATCTCCATCTTTTCAGGATTTTTATTAGCATCTACATTTTTGTAAAGCACTACATAAAGACCCTTATCTTGACCAATGTCGGAACCATCTGTGATTTGAATTGCATTCTGTGTAGTTGTGCCGAAGAATACTGAATCTGATTCAAAATTGAATTCACCAGACTTGTTTGATTCTTTAATATCTGAAAGAATATCATCCACAACAGAAAGTAATGATGATACTGAAGCAGCTGATAATGAAAGTTTTACTCCCGAGTCACGAATCTCTCTTGGAAATCCTTGAGACTCTTCCATATCACATATTTGAATCTGATATAAATTATCCCATACCATAGTTTTAAGTTTCTTTAACTTACCTTTATTGGTCCATGAGTGACCATATGAGTTAGTACTTGGTTTATTATTGTTTGAGTATTGTGACATTTTAATGTCCTCCTTTTATTTTTATCTAAGGTTATGTTAATGATTAGGTCTTCTGTAACCTATACCGATTTACTTTCATTTTTCATTGCACGGGAAGATTCATATGCTGCGATTACTTCAGTATGTGTAGGAATTTTTCCTTTACACGTTTTAAACTGACCTGAGTTTTCTGGACAGTAATTAAGCTTAATACATTTAGCTCCACCATTTACAAATAGATCTGGTTGTAAAGGTTTAACGATAGCTAACATCTTTCTAGCAAGGTCTTGTATCTCTGGTTGAGCACAGGCGCAACATCTTTCTGCAAAGAATTCTAATAAAACTCTGACATTCATTTGAACGATAGCTTTGAATCCAGTTCCTTGAGGTTTCAAGTATCTGATAAATTGTTCATCAATACCTAATGATAATGCAGCTTCATAATAAATTTCGCCCATACGCATAAGATCTTCAGCAGTTAATTTGGCTGTAACTGATCGTACACCTAAAACATCTTTTAGATTTTGAGGATCATCTGGATCACCAATAAGGATATTTTTAGCATCTATAGAATATTCAAAAGGAACATCTTGAATTTCTTCAGGTATAACTAATTCATAAGAACGTTTACCATTAAGTTCAGTTCTACCCGATTTAATTAAGTAAGATGAACCGATTCTTTTTCTAACCATCTGAACCTCAGTTACTCTTGAATATCCCTCAATACCAAAGATAAAAGTATCAAATTCTGTTGCAGCCATATGACCACGATCTAAGATATTTTTAACTATCTTGGGTGTGTAAGGACTATTAATTATTTCCTCAACAGTTCTTTCTGATGATACAAATCGAGCTGCTATATCTGTATAACATTTACCTCCACCTGCTAGTAATACTACTTTACCTTCACCTACTAATTTCTTTTCCATCTAATAAACCTCCCTGAGATATGTATATAATGTCACTTCTTCTAATGACTATTCTTACTTAAATGTTCCCAGGGAGGTATATGGTTACTTATCGTACACTTTATCCATTTCTTCCAATTTCTTCTGTATATCTAAAGATATATGGATTAATTTATTTTGAATGGCGTTTATTGTCACAATATCTGTGGGGTCTTCATTATTTAGAATTTCATAAATATCTGCTATATGGTTACTCATAGCAAATACTTCTTTATTAATAATTTTCATATTATGTGCAACGACTTTCTGTTCACATAAATATTTATCAGCCTCTATCAAAGATTTTTTACTACGAAGTAAAATATTATCAGCTTCTTTGGTAGTTTTCTTTGCATCTGTATACAATTCATCTATTCTTTGACAAGCTTTTAAACCCTTTATCCAAGGTGGTTCTTTAATGAACTCAATAAGCTTTTTCATATTAATTCCCTTCTAATAATTTTGTTTTATCATAAACTTTTACAGGAGTAGTGGAATTCAATAGATCCATAATTCTATCTAATAAATCATCATGGACCTCCTCTATAGATCTAGAAGCATCTACTACATCTATACGATCGAAATAGATATCTGCTAATCGAAGATAACCTTCTCTAACTGTTTCATGGAAACTAATCTTCTGATCATCCATACGATTTAATTCCCCTCTATTCTTAGCTCTTTCAAGACCTATACTTACAGGAACATCTAGTACGAATGTTTTATCAGGATATAATCCATGAGTACCGAAATGATTAATGTCTTTAACTGCATCAATACCTAAATCTCTACCCATTCCTTGATATACTAATGAGGAATCAATATATCTATCAGAAATAATAATATCACATTCACCTTCAGCTAATATTTGTTGAATTTGAGTATTAATATACTCAGCTCTAGCTGCAGCATATAAAAGAGCTTCAGTTCGAGGATGCATGTTCTTACCATATTTCTTAGTAAGGATAATTTCTCGAATATCTTCTGATATAGGATTACCTCCAGGTTCCCTTAACACAATAACCTTGTAACCTTTTTCAGTTAAAGAATTCTTAATTTTTTCAGATTGAAGAGATTTTCCTCCACCTTCACCACTCTCAAATGATACAAAACGTGTCTTCATTTCCCATTCCTCCTTAATATTTACCACCTATAGGTGCTCCAGCTGCAGGGATATGACCTCCTCCACCTAAAGCTTTAGCGATATCCAATGCTTGAATACATGAAGCTTCATGCGATCTGAAACTATATTCATTTTCTTCTGTTTTCCACGCTACAATATCATATCCTAAACCTCGTAAAAGAATTCTAGCTACAGATGATCTGGTTGCTTTCGTATCATCTAATGATAATTCATCTGAAACTATATCTTCTATATGATAAAATATGATATTAGTGCCTTCTGGACAAACTTCTTCAATTTCTTTAGGAATATCATTTCTTGTTAAAAGAATCTGTTTTTCCGTTAATTGTAATTTATGAAGGAATTCTTCATCAGGTTTAATATCTCCCTTAAAAATAAGATAATCTGATAATCGAAGCATATTATCTTCAAGAGTATGACCTGGTTCGAGAAGTCTTTTACATATACTTGAATTTATAGCTGGATATTTATAATCCTCCCAAGAGAATGTATCATATAAAGAAATATTTTTAGTTAATTCGAATATATCATGAGATTCACTCCAAGCAGAATTAATAAGTTCTGTTAATGAAGATCCGCAAATATTAACTAATTTTTCCATAAGTAATAGAGTAAGCATACCAGCAGAAGGTTTGTTTTTATATTCAACGTGATACATATTCTTTTGATCACGTGTACGGATATGAGCTACTTCGATTTCATTACTTTGAACTAAGGTATTTAGTGCAACATTATAAATTTTACCTTTAGTTACCCGGTGTCTATCAGGATATTTAGTTGTATCCTTATCTATATTTAGATAATCTGCTGTTTGATCATGATGATCAATAATGGTATATTTATCTCTAAATTTCTCAGTAGTTAAAAGATCTATAACTGAATTATGCTGCAAACTAATATCCGTGATAAAAAGATATCTGGTATCAAAGGATTCTATTAAATCAAGAAGCTTTTGCTCACCATCTTTATAGTCCCAAGTATGTAAGGTTACATTACTGAAAACTGAATTGATTATATGGGAACAATTAAAACCATCTCCATCATGATGTGTTATAAGAGTTACTGGTATATCGATCGGACCAATACCATCCTCATCATATGATAGATAAGGTAGAATTCTTTTAAATATGTCAGAAGCTAATCTATCGATCTTATTAAACAAATGAAGATCATTCACGAAGTATTTATAAGTAAATAAATCTTCTGTAGATTTAATGATATCAAAAGCTTCAGCAACTAATTGTTTACATTGAAGCAATGATAATAAATGAAATGAGTTATACCTAAGAAATTCCGGATTTATATCAACGTCACTTGATATAGATTTTTCCACTTGCTGAATAAAAGGTATAAGATCTTTTTTGAGAACTGTTAAAGTAAAAGCTGCTGGATCATTATTTAAAGAAAAAGTGAAACTCATTTTATCTTTAGTAAAATCCATATTTGGTACATACTCAGATTTACTTAATCTTAATTGATACATTATTACTCCTCCTCATAATTTATATTAATTTCAACAATATCGTCAGTATCATTCCATGATAAATCTTCATGACATTTAAATTTCTCTCCTCGTTCTACACTAACGGTATGATCTCCGGTGACTTTATCAATAATTATAATCATACGATTAAAATCACAAACTTCACCATTATCAATTAATGTGACATCATTGATATTATCTAAAAGTTTTACTAAATTAATTGATTTCTCCATATCTTCCCTCCTTTAAGTAAATGCTAATTGATGTTTCTGATTAGCACTACGACCTTCATATTCAGTAATCTCTTTGTCATATACGAGTTGCGATAACATAGAATTTATCTCCATGCCTTGAGTATAGTTAAGTACATCAATTCGATTCATATATGTAAAAAGTTCCTGAAGTTCGTAATGTTTAATTTTAATAACTGCTCTATCATTTAATATGATATCAATACCCTCATACTCTTTATGATTATCTTTAATCACTGAATAGGCTACTTCCATTTTCATATCAAAAGATCGATATTGTTTTCTATAATCATTAACTTTATCTGGATTTAAAACTAATTTATTTAATTGATCTAAAAGAAACATATCTTCTTTATGGAACCCATCATAAAAAGATTTTAATAATCCAATAAAACTATAATATTCTTGTATAGGTATTACGATCTTCTCTCCACCTTTCCAACAAACTATTTCAAAATATCTTCTAGGTGAAAATTCCATCATAATATAACCACTTCGCATAACCATCTTACGTGTTCTTCGTTTATCCTTATTCTTCGTAGATACTACTAAGAATAATCCAAATTGTTTTGTACCATAAATTCTCTCTTTAATTTTATGCATATCAAAATTCCTCCTATAAATATAATATATACAAAAAATAACTCCCCAAATTTGAGGAGTTATTATAAAACTAATCTTCTGTATATAATTTCTTTAAATCTTCATAAGAGTAATCGTCATTTATTCTTCCAAGTATATATCCGGTCTTATCTCGAATAATACCATTCTCCTGAACTTCTACTTGAATAGTTATTGTATCACAATAATCAGCCATAATTATCCCCCTAAGTCATATCGATTTCATGTAACTTATTATTCTTTGCTTTAGATTTTAAAGCACTCTTTTTCTTTTGATATTGTTTTGATGTCTTATAGTATCCTATATTAATATATTCACAATAGAATACTTCTCTATCTTCAAGCTTACGTGCTCTACCCGGTAACTGTTTAGCATCTTTCTTATTAGAGTAGATGGCAAAGTTATGAACGAATTGAACCTTAGGTATATCTGTTCCTGTGCCCAATCCTTTAATAGTAGATACTATAATATCTGCTTCTAAAGCTTCTTTACGTTCTTTCTTAGGTATCCCTGAATGATACATTCTAATTTTCTTATTTGGATATATTTCTGAGAATATCTGATGATAAAATTCTATTCCATCAATAGAATTAGTCATGACTAATATCCTGCTATCAGGTTTCATAACCTTATTAAAATAAGTACACATACGATTAGCCATGTTCCTGGCTACTTGTGGAGCTTCAGTTATAAAAGAACGCTCATAACCTACAGGACTTATACCTTTCATAGAATTAAAGCTTTGAATAGCTTGGGTAGAAGGTCTCCATGAATATTGAGCTATAACCATATTAATATGTGCCTCAATAGATTGTTTAAGGTTAAGTCCAATCCTAGGGACTTCTTTAAAACATTTATTGAATATCATATGCTCAACCTGATCAGCTCTTTCAAAAGTTGCTGATAAGTATATATTAAGTTGACAATTAGATAAAGCTTCAATGGCCATAACTTTCTTAAGATTCATATGAATCTCATCAACAACTTTTATATAAGCTCTAGTATTAGCTATCATTCGTTCACCAAAGTAAGTACCTTTTCGACGAACTAAAGAACTAAAAGATCCTTGCATAACAACATATACTTTCTTATCAGACATATCTCCCATAGCTAACTGATTAGCTTTCTTACCACTATTAATAAATCCTATATCTTTATCTTTTATAGATGTAAATTTCTTAATAGATTCTATCCATTGTTCAGCTATAACTTTAGTAGGTACAAAGACAATAGCACGTTTCTCTAAAGCTGCCATTAATGCTACCGCAGTATATGTTTTACCATCACCAGTATCCATATCTACCGCATGTTGTGTATATCTCTTCATTCTTTCATACGGCGGTAATCCCATAACATGTGCTAAAACTAACTTTTGAATATCTTTATTAGGTGGGTAAAAAAGTTTAATTTTTTCATTTTGATAAGGATTAACCCCATTATCGAGGACGTATGAGTATTGTTCAGGTGGAAAAAAGCTTTTAAGTGTAGTTAATGCATATCCTCTCGGTATACGTAATTCCTTAACTTCTTTATAATAAAATCCACCAACCATATGATATTTCCACATATTCCAAATAGAAAGATATTTCTCAAAATTCCAGTTATCTCCAAGATTATAATTAGTTATAGCTATATGACCGTGACGAAAAATTACTTGTGTTATTTTAGGTTTATCAAATAATCTTTGAGCAATTTTATCTTTGGGAGAAAAATCTATTCTACCATTATGATCTACTCTCATAAAACCCTCCTCTTATAAGAAAAAAAAAAAGAGAAGGAATATCCTTCTCTTAATTATTCATGATAAATGCATCATAATCTCCTGGTGCTCGTTTATCATATACTTTTCTATCTTTTAATTGTTGTTTAGCTGAACCATGCATTAATGAAGTTAATGCGGATTCTTTTAATCGTATAGATTTAGTAATACTACGGAATTGATATTCTACTTCATCCTCAGACCAATCTAAGAAAGATTCATCATTTATCCCATGAATTAGTCTAGATAATAATATCTCTATATGAATATCATCCATTGAGATGTTACTCTTATCATATAAAATGACCATTTGATCACATAGGTCATTATATGAAGTATATTCCTCAATTCGTTTAGTATCAATTAGCTTCATAGCTTTTTGTAGTATTTCATTAAGTTCTTTATTTGAGTAAGGGGATTCAAACAGATAATCCTCTTCCTCCAAAGATTCTAATAGATATAGGAAAGGTATTCTGATAATATCAGAATCTTCATCCATTTTATCTTTATCACGTTTAGCTTCAAGATAATAATCTACCATACTAGGAGATAAATATATATCTCCAGCAGAATCCTCTGTAATTAATTCTGAATCACCTGTTCGTGCATTAAAGATGATAATTTCAGGAACACCTCTATCTCGTCTACGACCTTCACCATCTTTATTTTTAGTCATAGTAAGTTCATTAAATTCAAGATATAATTCCTGATATACTTCTAAATCTTCAGGTGTATTCGTCGCATATAAATCTTTATTAAACTTAACGAAAGCACCATCTAAGAAGAAGTAATCTTTAAAATTATCAGAGAACTGTAGTTCTTCAGTATCAGTAATATTTTGATGCTTAGCTGATAATAGTTTCTGCTGGAAAGCTTCCGTCATATCAAAAGCTGTAATCTTACCTAAATGTGCATGTTGATTAACAATAGCTAATAATTCACCTATACACCCTCGACAAATATAACCCTCATGTCTAAAAGGATGAGAGCATGTAATTGGTGTTTTAAGATAAACTGTTTTACCAACTAATGTATGATCATCTTCATCAATAATATCAAATTTCCTAGAAGATTCTTTTTCCACATAAGCTCTACCAGAGATCTTTTGTAAATCTTTTACACTAGTAATTCTTTTACGTCGAAGATGATTACTTCCACAATCATACTCAGTATCTACATGAGATATATCCGAAAGTAATACTGATATATCATATTCAAATTTACCTGCATCAGAAACTTTCAGCTTAAGATTCTCTGCTTTTCTACCACCATTACCATCTACGAATTGCGCATTAGTACTACCAATACCCATTAATAGATTAGTATTCTCTGTAATAGGAATAGTATTACCTTCAGCATCTGGTTTAAAAGTTATATGCGAAGCAAATTCTTTAAACTGACCTTTATTAAATAAACCATTTTGAATATACGATGAGGAGTTTAAATCTTTCTCCTTCAACATCAATTCAGATAATCTATCAATTCTTCTCCAAGATTCTTTTTCAAGCTCTTTAGGAGATAGATCTTCAGGAATATTAGATACTGTAATGATTTCTCTAGCATCATCATATCTTTTCATGATCTTGATAAAATCACCAATATCTAAAGATAAACCTAATTTATGACCAGAGTATGCACATATCTTATCTATATTATGTAAGATATCAGCAAAGTATTGACACATCTCAGTATAAGATGTTTTATCTCGATGTTTCTTTAATTGAGAATTAAACCAAGCTTCTATAGCTGCCCCTGTAGCTATACCTGGATTAAATATATCTTCACTCATTATATGTACACCCATATCAACTAAAGGAGCCATCATAATATAATTGTATAAGAATTCTATAAACGGTAATTCAAGAAAATCTTTTTCCTTATAATGTTTCTTTGATGGATAAAACTTAATTGTCTGAGCTAAAGTGAAATGATATAGTTTAGGTTGATTGATATATTTAGATAAATAATCAATCATTAAATCTATATTCGTATGAAATTTCTCATAACTTGTTTCATGTAAACATGTAATAAATTGAAAACTTTTTACAAGATCTTTCTTCTTATCCTTGTAAGGATGAACTAAATGTATTTCGTCCCTTTTTAGCTTCTTCTTTCCCAAATTCAATTCCTCCTATTTTCTGTTATTGAAAAGTTTTCCAAAAGTATGAAACTGATTAACAAGCATAATATATTTTTTATCATTCATATCTTCCGGGATATACATATCTATAATATAACCAACACGATCAATACTTGTCTCAGTTATATGTATATTCATATCATGACCTAGAAACTTAGTTGTTATTATGTGGGATATCGATGTTCTCTTAGCAGAGAATTCAGATATAGCTACAGATTTACTAACTTCTTTCACATAATGTTCATTTAGATCCGGCTGATTAAAGATATACCTATTTAAACGGATAGACTCTCTAATCACTATATTTGGATCTAGTGACTGATCAAAACAATCTAAGGAGGTCATAGCTATATCTCTCTTACATGTTTTATCTATCTTCATACCTAAGGTGCTTACTTGATACCCACTACGTATACTTAGTATATCTAAATCGGTATCTTTGATATTTTGTATATACATTTCTGGTGAACCGTATACAAAATTTGCTAAGGTTATTACTCTTTTAATTGGTTCTTTGTTTAATTTCAATAAAGCTTCATCCAGCACAATTTTGGCGGACATTGTTGTTTTATACTCCATAATAATTTCCTCCTAATTATAATATTATATTCTACTCTAAAAATATAATATATACAATCTAAGATACCTCCTTAATAAGAAAAAAAAATAAGAGAACCAGAAGCTCTCTTATTTTTGTTACTATTAAAGTAGATAACTATTTAGTTAAAATAGGATATATAGTTTCTTCAGATTGATAAGGTGAAATCTTATATGGGTCATAAATACCTAAAGTATTATTAGCTAAGAGTTTCATCATATCATCAGCTTCTGTCCCAAAGTTTGCCCATGTAGGATACATAGTGTCTTTATATCCATCATATTTTAGTTCAACTACTTTATAGATTTCCCATTCATTATTAAGACGATTGTTTCTAATATTAATATCTAAAGCATAATTCTTACTAATACGATGAATAGTAAAAGACATATAATCATAAGTACTGTCTTTATAAGTCTCACCGAACCAATGGTTACCTGATGCATTAACTTCTTCCATCATACCAATTTGGAAATCATAGTATCCATAATATGCAAGAACTTCTTCTAATAAAACAGTAGTATTCTCATCTACATGAATAGGTATTTTCCATACGTCCATAATTAACCAATCATAACGATCTTCAATGAATTCGGGATCCGGTTCAAAATTACCATACATAATGTCAGCAAATGACATATTCATACAACACGCAATAATAATTATAACCAAGATAATATTTGATATTTTTTTCATTTTTATTCTCTCCTTTAAAATAGGTAATATTATTTGTTAGTTGAAATGATGGATCTTAAAAGATCCACCATTTTAATTTGTATATCAGCTTCTTGCTCTTGTGTAATCACATGAGTATTCTCATAACTTATAGATAATTTATGAGATTTAGTTCCACTTAAGATTACAATATTAAGGGGTGTTCCGTCAATGTTACCATATAATCTTCTTTCTTGAAGATTAAACTTTCTAGAAGTACTCATGTCTAACTGAGGTCTAAGAAGTTTTCTTATGATAGTACCGGATTTACAATATATCTCATTTTCACAAGATTGATTCAAAACAGTTTTCGTAGAAAACTCTACATCATATAGATCACCCTCTACTAACTCTCTAAAGATTATTCCCTGAGAGAAAGATTTCTGGGAACCAATTTTAAATGCACTATTCCAACTATCTGTAGCAGCCTTATAAATTTTAGTAGACTCTAATATAAATTTATCATCCATAAATAATGCTTTCTTATATAAAGAATCTATATCCTCTTTAATATAAGTGAATGTTTCAATGAAATTATATAAATCCCCTGTAAGGAATTCCTTTTTATAATCAATAACCTCTTCTACAACAGTAGACATAACTTCTCCTCCTTTAGAGTAAATACCCTTTATCCTTTAATTTCTGTATATGATCAGAAACTTTTGAATCGATATGTATACCATGATCTTCTTCTAAGATAAACATCATAGATATAGCTACTTGAGCAACATCCATTAATTCCTTAGCCATGTGATCATATACATCAATATCTGACTCAACATTTTTCTCACCATTCATGCTACGCATCTTACCAATAGCCTGCGCTAATTCACCACTTTCCTCCATCAACTTTAAACAAGTTGATTCTAAAGTTGGTCTTAATCCTGTTAACTTAGGTAAAGCTATCATTTTATATTTTGATTTATTCACAATCATTTCCTCCATCTAACCAAGCTTTAGTCCGTCTATTATGATTTTCTATACATGCTAAGAAAGTCATATTTGTCATCATTCTACCAATGGGTTCATCTTCCATCGGTAGGTAATGTATTATCGAATGAATGAAATCTTTTTGTTCTTTCATATAGCTACATTGTATTTCTTTACCTTTAATTTCTTTACCATAAATATAACTAAACTCACAAGGTTCCACAGAACACTCCTTGGTAATTATTATATTATATGCCTCTGAAAGTCGTCGAAGTTTATCTAAGTAATCCTTTCCTCCTTTTATGTAGTCTGTAGATAAACCTTCGAAAATAATCACTACAGGAAATTCTTTATTATCCTCTATTGCCATTGTATATAGGAATTTTTGATATACACCAGATCTATTCTTAACCCGAATATAATACATATCATCAAGTTCTGCAATACTTTCAATAGTTATAAAATCAGATACTTCCTTAAGTTTAGTTAGCATTAGATAAATATCATCTATTACTTGCAAACTAGGTCTCCTCATCTGTAAAGATTTACCTTCTACGAAACCATATGATGTTGTTTTTATAGAAACTTCTGTAACTCGAAAGAGTCCCTCTTTCATCATATCAGCAGTCTGTGGAAATGCTAATATTGAATAATAATTATCATCAGTTTCTTTCATATATGGTATATTACATGAGAATCCCTTTTCACTCTTCTTCATAAGAGTATAACAGGGTATTTTAAAATCTTTCATAATATTCCTCCATCATAGTAAAATTCAATTAATATCATGTCATTCGATAGGTTAGATATGATTGTTGTTTCTACTATTATAATATATACCTTAATGTGGTTCATATTCAGAAAAACAATTGGAGACCCGAAGGTCTCCAATTATATTATTTTTTAGCTGCAGTCTTTTTGTTAAAACCAGATGTGCTTGAAGCTTTCTTATAAGCTTTCTTAGCCATCATCATGCCTTTTTGACCGTAACGCTTAAGAATGTTTTCTTTAGCAATTTTACGAATCTTTGAACCAAGCTTAAATCGCTTAAAGTCCTTATTCTTGTTCTCACGAGCAAGATTTAAAGCAAAAATCATTTGAAGTCTCTTTAATTGAGATTCCTTTGTAAGAACAACATGATTTCTCTTTGGTCTCTTCGTGTTAATAGAGATGGCTTCATTGATAATGTTTGCATCTTTTAAAGCACCTTCTAAAGAAGAACATGCTTCATTGATAGCATCAGCCATTCCAGCATCTTCCATTAAATTGATAGATGTTTCTATAGCAACGATCATCTCTGCTTGTTCATTAAGAACACGATCCACCATTTCTTCTTCAGCTAAAGATAAGCCAACTTTTTCATTCATAATATCATCCGGAGTAGCCTCTCTACGAGAAACTCGTCCCAGATCACTAAGTTTTAAACTCATGATATATACCTCCTAATTTTTTTGATATTTCCTTTATTATATTGTTAAATAGCCTTATTTGTAATATACCAGTATAAGAACATGAAAGTAGAAAGGGTGATGATATGATATTTGAACGAGAGTGGAAAAAACAAGCTTTCCAAACTTTATCTTTAGCACGACCTAATGCTTCAATCGATAAAATATCTAAATTAGTAGATAAACATTTTAAGAAAAAATTCAAAGATCCCGCAGTGGAGATTTATAATAGTTATGAGGAAACTATACAACAAACCCAATTATCTTTAATACCAGATATAATTGAGAAAGAGGATTTAACGTTTCTTCCATCAGGGGTTATGTTTCACAGACCAGGTCCAGGCGTAGAAAGAAATCTCAATGCTGAGGTTCAGGAAAATCAACTTAATATGAGAAAAGTTCTTAAAGATGATATGTTTAGAGCTTTAGATGAAGAAGATTATATTACAGCCAAAGCTAAAGATAGTGGTCAACAAACTGTAAAGAAGCAAGCTAATAGTGGATTTGGTATTCTTAATAATCCATATTCATTTATATTTAGTTTCAATGCTTCATCATCAGTAACTGCTGTAGGACGAAGCTTAACTACTATATCATCTCAAGTGTATGAAGGCACTTTAGCCGATACAGTTTTATTTCATAATATAGATGAATTTTTCTATTTTATACAATCGGTTCAAGGTAATAAGAAAGATCGTATATTCTTTACTGATGAAATAATAGATAAGGTTCCTAGCAAAGAAGATACTGTTAATCGTCTTCTTCGTATATTTAAAAGAAATGTTGATGTATATAATAATCCTGAAATGATATCTATAGTAGAAGATGTTGTTAATGGTTTATCTAAAGAGGATCGAATAAGAGTATTCTATAAGCGTAATATGAAAGATTTCTTAAAGAATAAACATCCTAGAGATATTTATAGAGATTTAGTGATACATATGGAAGGATATAATGATCCTACCGAACCACCTAAAATACACTTAGCTAAGATGTTACTATTTAGAGAAATAATTATAGAATTTGTTACTTGGGTCCATATACCTTTCCGATATGAAGACAGAGCTAGACATGAAGAGAGGGAAGTGACTGTTCTAATGGATACTGATTCTAATGTAAACTATTATGGTAAATTAAAAAATGAACAATTTGATTCATTATTTGATGGACCAGTTTTCATGAGAGATGAAGATGTTGATCTTATTAAAAACAATATACTCAATACAATATCTTTCCTAGCATCAGGTTCTAATAGAGTGGTTATAGATAAGAACTTAGATATCACTCGGTCATTAGAAGATAAGAGAGATAGAATTAAGATGAAGAATGAATATTATTTCCCTATGCTCGTTATTACATCAGCTAAGAAATCATATTATGCTTCAGTAGCACGTAAGGAAGCTAAAGTATATAAAGATTTACAATTAGATGTAAAGGGGGTTTCTTTCTTTAAATCATCAGCAACACCAAAAACTTCTGAATTTATCTATGATGAATTATTATTTAAAGAGATACTCAATACTAAGAATGGTAAAATTGATACTATTAAAATAATTCGAAAGATCGAGAAATACAAGACGGATATGTTAAATGATATCAAAGAAGGTTCTCTGGAATATTATAAGAAAGCTAAAATTAAAACAGCGGAAGCTTATTCTAGACCAATGAGTATCCAACAATATAAAGCAGCTTGGGTTTGGAGTCAATTAGTAGATGAAGAAGATCATATTGAATTACCTGGTCATGCTTTATTAATATATACCAAACTTAATAAAATTAAAGATTTAGCAGCTTTAGAAGATTATCCTGAAATATACGAGAAATTATTAAATATCTTTAAAACCAATATTGCTATAGGTGGAGGTATTACGCAAGTATATGATGAGGGGAAAAAACGATATATTGATAAGAAAGTAAATGGTTCAGGTATCAGTGCCATCGCAATACCGATGCATTTAGAAAAGATGCCAGAATGGTTAATTCCTATTATCGATACATCTAAAATCATAGGAAATAATATGTCATTATTTAAACCTATATACACGCCACTTGGTTGTACGGCTCTAGAAACATCTAGTGCTTTGGGTAAAAATAAATATTATACATCAATAATTAAAATATAAGGAGGCTTTATGAAAGATATAGATAAATCTGGTTGGGATGAGGATTATATCCCATCATCCGGAGAAATACGATCTTATCTAATGACTAATTCATTACAGACACAAAATAACCCAACATGGATTCAAAAATTAACTAAGATGATTTTCGCTAAAGATAAGATCTTACATTTTGGAATATGTTTTGTTCTCACTTTAGTATATTCATTACTATTTAATCCAACGATTGCTTATGTATCAGTCTTAACTCTATCATTTGCTAAGGAATTTAATGATGAATATTTAACTGAATCTTCTTATTGGAGTAACGGTGATTTATTAGCAGATCTTTTAGGTGTTGGATTAGCTCTATATGTAACAAAATTATTCTTATAATAATTACTCCATCCTTCGGGATGGAGTTTTTCATTTCATGTTATTTGTATATATTATATTTATAGTATGATATAAAAATTAAGGAGGAATTTATTATATGTCAAATTTATATTTACCAAACTTAACACTTGATGAGTTCACTGAGATTATGTTAGATGATAGAATTTCAGTAGAAGAGAAAGAAAAGATTGCTACAGGTAGACCAGATTGGTTACATGTAGTATTAGAAGGAACTAGAACTATGCTTCATGAGAAAGGATATAAAACTAAAGGAAAATATATCGTAGATGAGAACGATAGAATTTATATAGGTTTTCCAGAAGATCTTAAATAAGGAGGAATAACTTTATGAAACTAGATAAAAGAGTTATAGTTATAGAAGAGAAATTATATAGAGTTTCTGAGGATATAACTAAACTTAAAAAAGCACAAGCTTATGTATTTGAAATTATAGGGGAAGAATTTATCTTACCTTATAGAGGAAAATTACTTAAATACCTTAAAACAAATGATACTTTAAAACCAGGTATATATGAGACAAAGAAAGGATCTACTCATATAGTATTACCTAAGAAAAAAGAAAAAGTTTTATATCAATTAGATAATATTAAAGATCTATCTAATAAAAAGATATTAGATAAAACTGAATATATTAAGACAGATATTGATCTTACAGTAAATGGTGAGATAATGATACCACCGAGACATGCAGATGATGATATACCAAATACTATGCTTAAAGCAGGTATAGCATCTAAAAGAATTAACTTTGATTCATATGGGCCAAGATATGCTGCATTAGATATCGGTTCAGATCAATCTAGTAGAAAGACTAATGCAAAGAAAGCTATATTGAATAATACTACATTAACAGCAACGAAGTTAATACAAAATTGTAATGCCTTAGATTTACAATTTGCTATAGTATTGGCGGATAAACCAGATGCTATTCATCCTATGATCTATGGTCCTTTAGTGATGTATTCACATGAACCATTCAATCTTAGTAGTGCAACTAATCTATTAGAAGTTCAGAGTAAGATCTTTGATCCTGCTGCTAAACTTAAGAAGGAGAAATAGTTATGAAGAATGATTTACTTAGAAAATTATCTTTAGGTGCATTAAATATTATTTCAGAGGGTATTGAATTGGTAGAATATATTATAGATGATCTACCATCTAATACATCTTCTATAGATAATGTACAGATTCATGATAAAGCTTTATCATCTGAAGAAATTGAAGGTATCTGTAAATCAGAGGATATTTCTTTAAATAGTATTAAAGAAAGTATTCCTGTAACGATTAATATTAAACATCAGAAAATAAAAGATAATAAGCGTGTTATTGATTTACCAGACTCTTACCCTATGAGACATTTTAAAGGAGGAGAATATAGAGTTTCTACGGAATTAATATTTCCTAAGCCTGATAATGTTGATATAAGGGATGGTATGTTTATTACGACACAAAACACTACAGAGGAACATCCTGCTACGATTATGTGGTATAATGGTAAATTTTATCATATTACAGGAGATAGAAATATCTATGTATTATATTGGAAACATAATATAATTAAAGTTGAAGTAGGCGGGAATTATAGAAATAATGTTTATATAAGAACTGCTCAAAATTTCTTTGAAACAGTAGAACCTGCTGTAGTATTTAAAAGATTTGATTTAAGAGACTAGGAGGTATTGTATGTCGCATACGATACATGCTCAAGAAGTATTAATAATGGAGGACTACTCTATAGAATCTCCTTCCTTATTAACATATTACCTTAAACATATTATTGATCTTTTAAAAAATAATATGTTGTTGAGTGCAGATTATATCTTTAAAGAAAATATCATAGATTCTGTAATAATTAGCACCGTAACGACTAATTTATTACCAACGGGTATTATGGGAATAAATGATTTAGAGATAAATTATGAACAGGATATTTTATTACACAGTATATTGTATGATATAGATAAAAATATAGTATTAATGGGTAGAACCTATAAAGTACTAGATATTATTGTAGGTTATGATATAGATGATATTTGTGATTTTCGTAAAGAGAGTACGTATCGAATATACCAATATACGCCGACAGTATATTATATAGGAATTAAACTTAAAGAAGTTAAAAATTATTCAAATATGGTTGAAGAGACAGTATATCAAAAGAAATTAGATTCATTAGATTTATAAGAGAGGATTTCCTCTCTTATTTTTTCTTATTACCTTTATATTTTTTGGTCAACATTGTCCTATAGAGAGGTGATTTAATTGTATAAATTTGGTTATTTATGTGCCATTAATTACATAGCATTTATGTCAGGATTGGGTGAGAAGAAATTAGAAATAGATCTCACTAAAATGCTTGATAAGACTATCATAGCAATTTTAGGTGATAATGGTAAAGGTAAGTCAGCTTTAGCTGGAATGATACCACCAACACATGTTCCTTTATCACATAATAAGAAATATGTGCTTAAGGGTAGAGAAGGTCTACTTATTAAAAGATATTATGCACCTGATGGATCTTATATTGAAACTAAGACCGTATCGGTTCCTAAGAATAGTCATGATAAAGATAAGTGGTCTCATTCTAATAAAGTATTCTTTATGCTAGTTAGAGATGGTGAGGAAACCGAATTAAATCCTTCAGGAAATGTAGATTCTTATTATGAATTAGTGTATCAATATTTTGGGGTAACTAAAAGTACTTTAAGCACTACAATCTACAATAAGAAAGTCGAAGGATTAGTATCTTTAAGCTCTTCAGATAGAATAAAACAAATAACTTCTTTTATACCTAATTCTGATGAACTAATGAGAAGATATAAGATTGGTAATGAATTATATCGTCGAGTTAAAAATGAGATGAAGAATATCTCACAAAAGTTAGGTAAACTAAAAGATTCAGCTGTACTTAAGAAAGAATTATCTAATATAGAAGAAAGTATAAATACTTTTGTATCAGGTCGTGAGAAGATTATTTCTGAATTAGCTATTTGTAAAAATGATAGGGATCGTTTGGAAAATAGTGAAGGTAAATCTATTAAGAAATCATATAATACTATCTATGATGAATTTAGTGACAATACGGATATTATACATTATACTAAGAAACTTCTAGATAGATACGACTCTATAACAGAAACACCAAATGAATTATTACTTAAGAAAGAAAAGATAAGTAGTGATTTAGCTTTAGCTTCACAGGTATTCTTATCCACAGAAGAAAAGATTACTGAGATAGAAAAAGATATAGAAGATCTCGAATCAGAGATTATATCTACAGAGACTGAAGATATAGAGGATCTTAAAAATGAGTTAGTTTTACTACAAGAACAAAGGTCCGGGTTACAGTATTCAAACTATGTAGGTACATTCGATTCTATGAATTATGATAGCGCAGAAATGCTCCATGATAGCTTAGAAATGATTAAAAATCAATTTGATATACTTATAGACAATTATGGAGAAATAGTTTCTCATTATTATTCAGATTCTGGACCTTTCTGTACTACTAATAAACAATCTTATTTTGAGGAGCATTACCATAAGCTGCGAGATAAGTCTGAATCTTTATCTAGAGATATAAGTTCTGTGGGTAGGGAGATTATGAAGATTGATGCTAAATCATATCTTAAAAGTGTCTTAGATAAAAGACCTACAGAATGTTCTATTGATTCATGTGGGTTCATAGAAGAAGCTTTAATTTGGCCTAAACTAGAGAATCAATTATTATCATTAAAAGATACAGAGATGAAATTATCTAAAGAATACACTTCTGTGGTAAAAGAGATGGAAGAATATGAAGAGATCATTAAATTTCTTAAAGATCATAAAACTTTTAAGTTCTTATTAGAATCTAATAAAAATTCTATAAGTCTTTATTTAAAAATATCTTTAAAAGAAATTTATAAAAGTTTTAAATCTGGGATAACTCATAAGATATTTAATCTTAATGAGATTTCTGATATAATGTCTATCTTATCGGAGAAGAGATTCTATGAGGAATTAACTACTAAGATAACAACTTTATCTCATGAGATAGATAAACTTGATGTTAATAGTGGTGCAATGAAACTAATAACAAAACGACTAAAAGATAATACTGAACGAGTTACTGAATTATATAAAGATAAGGCTCGGAGTAATAATCGTAAAATATTTCTTACTAAAGAGTTTGATGCTATAGAATATAACATATCAAGTGCTCTTGAGAAAGAGAAACTTATAGAAAAGAATAAAGAGCTTATTATTAAAAACGAAGACATCGAGAAACGTCTTAAAGATATTAAAGATAAACTATCTGTCCTAGAAGACATTGAAGATATCATTAAAGGATTTAAGAATAAATTAAATGAGTATGATGCTAAGATACAACCACTGATATCTCAAAGAGATATTATTAAATTTGAATTAAATCAACGTAATTCATTAGAATTAGAACGAGATGAATTAGAGCATTCATTGGTTGTACAAGAAATCATATCTGATATGACTAAACCTGGAAAAGGTATGTGGAAGGTATTATTTAATATCTATATGGATGGAGTAAGAAATGTAGCAAATATGCTATTATCTCAAACATTCGATAAAGATTTAGAATTAGAAAAGTTTGATATAGAAACCGATAAATTCCAAATACCCTATACTTATCAAGGGGTATTAGGTGAAGATGCATCAGAAGCTTCCGGAGCACAGAGGGCAGCTATTTCTATATGTATCGCTTTAGGTATGATGGAAGATATTATGGATAAGTATGGTATAGCAGTATTTGATGAAGCCGATAAAGATATGTCTCCAAAGAGAAGATTAGAATTCGTTAATATAATTCTAGATCAAGCTGGATATATTGGTCTATCTCAAATATTCGCAATAACTCATTCACCGGATGCTTATGAGAGAGAAGGTATTGGTTATATATTATTCCCGGGTCATACTCTAGATACAGATCAATATAAGAAAAGAGAATATATAAAAGTTGCTTAGGGGGCTACATGAAAATATTATTGAGGGAAGGTGTAAATAAAAACGGTGTTTATTATTCCAAGAACATCGTTCAAGATTTACACGTACAAATAGATTCAATGTTAAAGGTATTTAATTATATACCCATCTTACACACAAAACCAGAAACCATAGAAGATGTGACTATGTTGGATCCGAGACAGTTTGCTGGTTTAGTTACAGGTAGACTATCAGAGGATACCTTTGAGATAACCTGGTTTGGATCATGGAAGAAATTTGCTAGTGAAGAATATGTTTTAGCAATATCTTCTACTGCAAAGCTAGAAGACATGTTTGTTAAACATATAGAGTTTAAGGGATTTTATTTACAAGAAGCCAGAAATTCTGTTTGGAGGAATGAATAATGACTGTTTTTAAATTTACAGATAAACCAGGACTATGTAGGCATGGTAGATATTATTCTCAAGAAACTATGGATGAAATCGCTCAAACTATTAGGGGTAATATGATTAAATCTCCTATGTTGGTGAGTTTGGATACAGAAATAATTGGTAAAGCTACTAAGCTTTTAGTTGAGAAAACAGAAACAGGAAAAGAATATAGGATTGATGTAGATCTGAATAAAGATATTAGTATAGAAAATCCTATTGTATCTTTCTCTCTACAAGCTAATCTACAAAATGGTACTAATGTAGTATACCCAAGAAATATTCAATTAAAATTAATTGAAGAAAAGGATAGTGATTTCTGTTTATATGGATTAAATCATTTAAAATTAGTTAGTGAATTAATAAATCTAGGTTTCTCTTATAAAGTAGATCATGGATATATTAGCTGTGCTAAGGATGTATTAAATGAAAATCTTATAATAGAATTTAGTGTAAGTAGTATTCATGTTGCTATCAATGGTAAAAATTCTTTTGAATTATTTGATGGTAATTTAATATCAGAATCGGATATTAGTGAATGGGGTAAATATGTTATTTTGGATAGATATCCAACTGTAGATGATATATTCCTAGCTATGTCTATATGTCGAGCTTGGGATTATATAGAGAAGCCAATAAAATCTGAAATATTTGGATAATTTTTGAGGAGGAGTTATTTATGAAAGCACAGAAATTAACAGAAGAATTATTAGTTTTAGGTTTGGAATTTGAAACAAGAGGTGGTAAGAATTTCTTACATGGTACTCTTCAAGGAGTAGATGTAAAAATTAGATTTAGTGAGACAGGTGTATTAGTCGATACAGGATCGCCTATTGAGTTAGTGGATAATACACGCATCGATTGGCAAAGCGCCCCTATAGTTGGTGAAAGATTGATATTAGATAATTACCCGACGATAGATAATATCTATGAGGTAATAGGTGGCTCCAATGAATAAACCTCTTAATTTACGTAAACAGTTTGTTGATCCACCCATTGTTATTTTTAGAGGTACGGAGGTAAGACCAACAGGAGTACCTCTTATACCTAAGGATATAATATTAGGTGATTATGAAATATCACCTTATATTTGGGTGAATGGTATGCCTATTAAATCAGATAAAATCACAGTTCATTGGACTAAATTTGATTTTGTTATTATAGGTAGTGACGAAGTATCAAGTAAATCTTATGATCCCGATCATGTGTACATCACAGTTAGTTCGAGAAATGTTACACTTGATAATGAAGTTATGGGTAAAGCTTTAACAGTAGATATTCTTGATAGAGAAGATTATTATAATATAGATGATCATGAAACAGTTATGAATCAACTAGCTGAGATATTACCTCTATATAAAATAGAAATGATAGAGAGTACTCGTCATGATGTATATCAAGTAAAGTATTATCGTAGAACCTCTATTGATAAACCTTTTAAGAAAGTATATGATCATACTTTATCAGAATGTCATTTATATAGATCTCAAGAAAAATTAGAAAAGATTAAGAAGTTATACCAAGATGAAGATCATTACCTGCCTACAAAAGAAACAGTTATGTTTAGAATCATGGAAGATATGTATTCTTTTGAATATTATGGTGAAAATGGTTTATTTGTAACTGGATATAATTTGGATAAAATTGATACTAATCATGGAGAGTCTTTAAAGTTTGGTATATTAGATTATACTTATGTAGAGTTATTTGATGCAGGACATCTAATAGAATCTCATGGATATCTTTATATGGATGGTAAGAAAATCATGTCTGTAGAAGATTTTCTTAAGAATACAGAATGTAATGATATGGATGTTTTTGGATGGAAGATTGATAAAGATCTTCTTAAAACCTTATTTCCAGGAATCGGTGAATATGAATTTGGTGGACATCATGGGTATTTTGAAAAGGACTAGCCTTCGGGCTAGATCTTTTTTCTGAAATATATCATATAAACTGTATATATTATATTAATAGAAGAGATATTATTATTTAAGGAGGAATACATTTATGCTAAAATTTCCAAAACACCAAAAACTAACTAATAGGTACTATTTATTCGGTATTGATAAATTCGTCGATACTAATCCAGAACCTTTTAGTGATCTTATTATTACTTTTAATGATGAAAGAGACTTTGCTATTAATGCAGAAATTTCCCTAGAAAGAGATTTTAAGAAAACTTTCAAAATGATATCACTATTAGATATAGTGTATATCTTTGACTCACAAAAGAAAGTTATTACTGTTCTGGATAAAGAAACTATTAGAGCACTTTTAACTAATACCAAACAATCATCACATCTATTACTTAATGATCAATTAAAGATTGTTTATTTTAATGTAATGAAAGGAATGGGGAAATGAAACTAAGAAAAGATTATGAAGATGAAATAAAGGTATTTGGTTTAGATTTAGTTGAATTTCAAAGAAAACTTGAGTATCAATATAAACGAGAAGAGAAGATAACAACTATTCATATTTTCGGTTCTCATGGTAAAGAGAAATTTAAAATGGTTAAACGTAAGAATAAAGTTGAAGTTGTTAGAAAGAAACAGGCTAAAGGTAAATTGCGAGGCAAGTTTGAACATAAGAAGAAATTCGCAAAACAATTTGATGGGGCGTGTACTCATGAACAGTTTTTAGAACTATTTACCGAAGTAATGGGATTACCTGTTTTGTATGAGGGTATTAAGAAAAGATTACATTATGATTTAGGAGAAGGAGTTCATATATCAATAGATACGTGGATATCTGGACCATTGCATGGGATTAGCTATGTTGAAGTAGAAAATACTAATCCTAAAAAGAAAGTTAGTTTATCTGCTTTGGTATTAAAATATAAAGCAGATAATTGTAATCCAAGAATTACTAGGAAAGGTACATTAGCTATAACAAAAGATTTAGAAAAAGGAAAAGATTTAAACAAATGTTACTCAATTATCTAGGAGGAATACCCTTATGAAATATATTACAATTGATTTAATTGAATACAAATCTCTAAAGCTTGATGGTACAACAGGACATCCAGTTACAGGAGTTATTATAAAAATAGATAGTGATAAACCTGAGGAGGCTTATTTAGCAAAAGGTGTTATCTTTAATATAGATACTATCTTATGTAATGATAAATCACGCATACTATTCCATTGTATAAATAAATATCCAGAGATACTAGGTATTATGAATAGAGCCGGATTTTGGATATTAAATGGAGAAAAAATTTATATAAAAGAATCATCATGATCCACCCTTTCATATTAGAAATAAACTATGAAAGGAGGACATAAAGTCATGGATCATGAAACTGCAGGGGGCTGAACTTAAAAATTTATTATTAATATAATGGAGGATGTTATGACAAAAGATATACGAGAACAAATAAAGGAACTATTATTACCTTATTTTGATGGACAAGATGATTCATCGGCTAAAATTTTAGCAATGAATATCATAGTAGATGCTATGCTAGATGATTTAAATCTACGAATAGAATTTATAGAAGATAAAAACATTCCTACTGCACCTCATATAGAAATGAAAACAATTCCAAAAGATCGAATGAAAATTATTGAAAATGTTTTATCAGGAAAACAGATTACTATAGATCATGATCTATATCAAGAATGGTTACTATATGTAACAGAGCTCACTTTATCAGAAGAACGGTTAGATACTTTGTTAATGATAGGTACATTAAGTGATGAACTGAAGAATTATTTCTTAATAAATAAAGAGTATCAATTACTTATAGATGGACAACATTTAACTTTAGAAGATATTGAAAACCATCTATTAGACATTACTTTAAATCATAAAGAAATTCTTATGAGATATTATCCAAATTTACCATCTACAACACTAAGTTATATTTATAGATCTTTTAGAAAAAGAGACCTTATTACTGCACAAACTAATATTATAGATTTATTATTAAAAGATTCAGAAATGTTTACATTTGCAAGTAATAATGTAAATTTCATCGCTAGGTATAGCTTGATGTCTTTAGAGGATATTAGTAAATTACCACTACTAAATACAATAATCTTCACACTATACTATCCTGACATAGAAGGTGTTGAAAAATATTTACACTCTCTTAATATGGAAAAGGATTCTATGAACAAATGTTTGAAAATCATTGAAGTTCGTAAAACGAAACTAAAAGAATTCCTTGTAGATGAAAAGCTTATAGTATCTTTTGGATTATCCTTAGAAGAATTTAAAGAGCTTACTTTAAATGATTTATTAAAAGGGAGGAAACCTTTCTGGAAAGATGATTATAAATCCGTGATGTTTGAGATTAGATTAGATCGATTAGTTCGTTCAATTATATCAGTACATTTACCATCAGTTTATATATCATTAGAAAAAGATTATCGTAAAGGATTTAGTAATAAACCTATAAGCTTAAAACACAGATAAATAAAATAAGAGGCCCAAGAGGCCTCTTATTTTTTCTATATTTCATATATTGGTTTTTTTACGTTGATATCTTTTAATTCAACTGTATCTTTAGTACGAGTAAGCATATAAGATGTTAGAATAAATTCTTTAGATAATGTCCTCATAAAGTTACCATTAGGATCTACTAAGTTAGCTATTGATTCTGTTGAGCGTTTACCTTCAGCGTTCGTTTCAATAGAGAAGCCCATCTTATTAGATGTTGTATCACCATCATGATCTCCACCAATTTCAGCAAGAATTGTATTAGAGAAAACCTCTACATCCATAAAGGCATTCTCAGGATTACCTTCTACCGTTGGGAAGAAAGGATAGAATTTATCACCTATAGTTATTGCTGTAGTATTTTTTGTAGATAAAGGAACTATCTTACCTGTAAACTGACTATTAATAGATGTTACTGGATATCTTGTTGTATATGTATATTTATCAGTACATATATCTGCTGCCACAAGATATAATACATCTGTAAAAGTAGCAGGTCTTTGTAAGGTAGTATTCTCTTTATTAAGTCTACCAGTTATAAACATTTTTAAATCTTGACCTGAATCATTCTCTGGTATCAATACTGGATCAAAACGTAAACCCGGTGTACTGATATAGTTATCGATCATTTCAGAGATCTCTTCTTCATCATAGGATCTTAATATCGTGCAATATTTTAATTTTCCAGTACCAGCTTCCTTATAAGGATATTTACCCCCACGAAGAAATTCATTATCAAAATAACGTTTCATTCCAAATAGAATAAAGGGATATAGTCCTGAACAAACTTGGGCTAGAGGTATACCTATCTCGCCGAATTTGATTTGTACATCATCCACACTTTCTTGATTTAAATCTCTTGCAGCAATAACTGATCTAGAAGAATAATCTATACTCTTGCTTCGATAGTTTCTTTTAAGATATCCTTTCTTAGAAGGTTGACCTTTTACCTTTGTAAGAATGAAGTCTCTATAGATATCTACCAACAAGGACTGAACTCTTCCTCGAGTAGCAGTTTGGATGATATTATCAAAACCCTCTGTATATGTTTCAATGTTTCTTACAGAAGATATAATTTGTGCATAAACATCATTTATAGAGTTCATACCTATGGTATTAGTTCCTGTTCTAATATCTCTATAAGATACAGGTAATATTAAGAACTTAGTAACAAAAAGATTATCCCTAGGTACATCAAAAGCTTCTTTCACTTCTTTTGTAAGGATAGTATTCTTTTCTTTTTTCTTAACTTTATCCCATATCGAATAAAGATACTCAGGTCCTGTTTGACCATCGTCATCCTCAATTAAGTCTCCCTCAACTAGCTTATATCGCTCCAAACCATACAGAATATTATTTAATCTTCTATCAAATGCTTTAAGTTTTAAAGCAGCGATAGGTTCCATATAATGTCCTTTAAGATCCATATAAGCCATACGTACTTTACGTTCATCTACACTAGACCCGAATATACTATAAGATAATAATCCATCTTCTGTAGGATATCCATTAGTCATATAAACAGGGTTAGTTACTTCTTCTAATTTATTAATTTCTATTATTTTTTCAATATCTTTAGCCGAATACATTTCGGTTACTAATCCGGGATGATTTTTCATGATAATACCTCCTATATATTATTATTATGTTTTACAGTTAAAAGATCCTCCCGAAGGAGGATCCTAATTATGCTTTATAATAATAACTTAAGTAAAGCACATTATCCTTACCCGATAAAGTAAATGAATATTTATTATTTTTAATTCCAAAAGATTCGCCTTTGATTCTTGACTTAATAATTTTACGGATTTCTTTACTTTCTTTCTTCTTTTTATCTAAGACAAAAGTAACAGTTCCTTCAATAAGATCATCGTCACCATCAACATCACAATTAATAATATCCTTAACCCTAAAAGTATGTCCAACCATATTACATAATGCTACGGCAACATAGTAAAAGTCAGGGAACTTGGCGATGGGTTCAACTTCATCTTTTCCAGACATTAATTTTATCAGGAAATTACTTCGTTTCATCTATATATCCTCCTACCAGCAATTCCTTTTATTTTTTCGTTTGACCCGATCCTGCTAAAGCTGCCATCATTTGTGAACTAACATCTTTAGTCGCCCGTTCTTCTTGTATTTGCTCAAGCTCTTTTTCGAAAAGTTTGGCATCTTTCATTATATCTTTATAGGGGATAGAGCCTATTTCTTCATAGCTACCATAAAGATCCTTTAATCGATGCCACATATTCAGTGTCATTTTTTTATAATCGACATACTTTTCATTTCTTAGCTTTCGCCATTTTTGCTCTCTATCTTCAATTGAATCTCCAGCATCCGGTTCGTCAAGAGGCGACTTCGAAAAACCAATCCATCTACATCTGGTACATCGTAAGTATGCTTGCCTCCACAAATAGGACATTCTATATCACTGAAAGCGAATTTATACTTATAAACTTCTTCATTCATCTTATCGATGATATCTGATAAAGCATCCATATCATCACCGGATAAGGATTTTATTACATATAGTTTTTGAACTATTGTAGAAGCCTTGATATTATCCATGACAAGTAAATCATCAATATAAAGAAGTAAAGCATTGATAACAGGGTTAGAAATAAGATCTTTCATTGTGTCCGATAAAGATGGATCTGATACAGCTCTTTTAATTTCTTTAAGAAGATTAGATCCTTTAATATAATTCGGGTGCTTTAATGTAAAAGTATTACCCTGAGTATCTTCAAAAATGTTAGTGTGATCAACTACACTCTCAATTTGATTCTTCTTAGTAATTTCTGTTAGTTTTGTATAATGTGTCATGAACTCATCATCAGTAACTAATAAATCTAAAGGAGAACCTTCAATTTTAAATGTTTTATTTTCTTGCTCAGGACATGATACGATGTGAGTAATCTTATCAATTGTAGCACAAGCAAATGCCCATGACATTGCATCGTAATCTAACCAGTAAAGAAGTTTAGGAATATCTCCTCCATCAAGTCGAGGACTTACTCCAGTGATAGATTGGATCATACAATCATGCTTTCTTCTTGTATAATCAATAGTAACACCCTCTTCTGGAATATCATATACTTCAGCAAGTTCAAGTAAACCTCCACCTTTAATATTAACAATAAATCCACTATTAATAAGAGGAGCTTTAACTTTAGAACGTATCTTTCTTTGAATCTTTTCAAATCCCGAAATAAAATCAGCATTACTATGATAAGTTTTTACTTTCTTAGAAGATTTAACTTCATATGGCTTTCCTTTAATTTTGAAAGTATTAGTTATAGGATTATCTATACCATAATCAATAACAGGCATATCTAATAATTGTCGGTCTTCTGGTGATAACCCATCAGGATCTTCTGATTCTTCCTCATACTCATCATCTAATTGGATATTAAAATCTGTCTCTATAATATCTTCAGATAAATCTGCAGCAGGATCTATAGATAGTATAGTCTTTTCAGGAATATCTTGTATATCCTCTTCTGTGATAACAATATCCTCTTCATCATCTAATTGGATATTAAATCCAGAATCTTCTTCAATTACAGATTCATTAGTTTCCACTTTAGGAGCATCTCCCATAGCTTCACTGATAATTTTTTGCTCTTCGGTTTTATCTTCAGTAGCTTTCTTTTTAAAGAGTTCACCTATTTCATCAGTAGGAACTTCTTTAGGTTTTTCAGGTAAAGAATACCCTACTACTTCCCCACCTTTAATAATAGGTGTTCCTTCAGGTGCTTCTGAAGGTATCTCCGAACCAGCATCATCTGGTTTTGTAACTCCCATCTTTTCCCAATCTTTAGGATCCATTATTTAGCCCTCCTCATTCTTCTTAACTAAAACTGATAAACTTTTATTATCTTCCGAGGGAGTAACAAGACTTAAATATACTCCTCGGTCTGTGGTTATACTCAACCCTATTAGAGTTGTAGTTTTATCCTTCTGGTAAAAATCTGCTTCGATATATTCATAATCTGAATATGTATTAATATTTTCTTCTATAACTGACTTCATTGATTCTTGATCACTGATAGATTTGTAATTCATTGATAATATATCAATGCCTTTTTTAAGATTATATTCATCATCTCCAGGCTTCATTTTAAAGAGAGTGTGTATATTTCTTTTGATTTCGTCTTCTCGATCAGTTAAGGTCGAATTATTATTAATATCTCTATCAAAAGTTGCATCCATTTCAAATACCTCCTATTATATAAAAGTTATCTATTTAAATTACTACCAGACATTTAAAACACATATATATAATAGTAATGGAGGTGTAATCATGGCATATAATTGCCCAGTGTGTAATAAAAGTTTTGGTAAATCCAAAATAACTAAACATCATGGAGAAGAAATAAAAATAGGCCCAAAAGAATTATTAATAGATCATATTGTCGATAGACATCCAAATCAAATCCCAAAAGATATGGATGTATATCAATTTCTATACTATTCTAGGACAGGTGATAGATCTGGACCTTGTATGGTATGTGGTAATCAAACAGAATGGAATTATGATAATGGTAAACCTTTTAAAGTTTGTGAAGATGAAAACTGTGTAAAGAAATTAGCTAAATCTGCTGATAAGAATCATAAAAAGGTTCATGGTAAATCTCGTGGTGAGATATTATCAGATCCACATTATCAAAATGATACGATGTTAGGTAATCAAAAACGTGCTAAGATATATCGTTTTAAAGATGGTGGAGAGAATATTACTTTATCTCGATTAGAATATGAGGGAGATGAACATTTTGATAAAGTTTTAGGATTTACATCTAAAATGGTTATTGAATGTCCTTATCATTTTAAATATAAAGATAAAGGTAAGCTTCGTCATTACTTACCAGATAGATATCTACCTGATTATAATCTTATTGTAGAATATAAAGAGGGTGGAGATAATCCTAATACTAATCCAGCTTATATAAAGGAAACTAAGTATAAACAAAAACTTAAAGCTGAGGCTGTTAAGAAAGATGGTAGATTCCATTATATTATTATTGAGGATAGTAACTTCGAACCTTTATTAGAATTACTTGATAAAATTAAAAGAGAAGGATCTCATAAGAAAAATAGTAAGAAAAAGAAACATTATGTATTAAATGAATCTGCTGTAAAGTTAGCAGAAATTCCAGAAGAGGGTGAAAATATGTTTATGCAATTAGTAACATTTCATTTGAAAGGTACTGGAGATATTGCTGAAATTTGTATTGTGGATGATCCTCAAAGTAAGAAAATGATGCCATTGAAAGGTGATACCATAAATTTCATTGATATGGATACACAAGAGTATATAGATAATTATACTGTCAAGGTATACAATATTGCTCCACATGGATCTATGAATATATCAGATTTCTGGAAAATCATTCTAACGTTAATGAAAGAATCAAATAAGAAAGTTGAAGCTGTTTATGGATTTATTATGGATCTATTATCTTTCTATAATATAGGTATACATATAAATGATGTATTTACTAATAATCAAGAAGCTATTATGGACTTTGGTATTGTATTTGAAGGTAAATCGATAACGGATTATTTATGGTATATTAATCAAAAGAAAGAAACACTCAATGAACAAGCTTTAATGAAACTATTGAATATATAAGGAGGATATATTAATGAAACCACTATTACAAAGATTATATGAAGCAGAGCAATCTATTGACGAGTTAAAAGATATTTTAGACAATAAATTCAAAACATCTGTTAATGATAAAGATTTTGATATTATTGTTAGTAATACGGGAAAAATTGTAGCTTTACCCAAAGATAGTGTTTATAAAATAAATCATGATAAATTATTAGTAAATTACATGGGATTCGATGGTAAATTTGTTATCAGTTTAGATGATTCTGGACTTAATCCTAATTGGGTAAATACTAATATGATCTGTGAAATTAGTGACGGTGAACAAAAGTTAACTCCTATCGGAGTAGATAATCAAATTCGATATGATGTTGTTGATAGTGTTAATAATACGGACGTATGGTATTTCGGTGCTTGGTTTTATAATAATGAGGAAGCAGTAGATTTAGCAACGGCTGTTGTTCATGATGGAGGTACTGATTGGAATATAAAGACTGCTATAAATAAAACAACATCATGGGAATGGCATAGTCTCATTATAGATTTATCTCTATATACTAATGGGAGACTTCTTGCTTTTTATATTAAAAATAAATCTTTTACAGATGGCGGTCAACTGATAAAAATTAAGAATGCTCATTTCTTTAATTTATCTGAAGCATATACTACACAAGATAAGGATTCTATGGACATCATAATGGAAAATACCGATGAGTATTTATATAGAGGTATTCTCGAAGATAGTATAACTATTAATACTGCTACAGATGTTGATAAACTTTTAAGAGATTATACTCTTTATTGGGAAGATCAATTTGAAGGAAGTGCTTTAGATCCTTCTAGATGGAATCATCGATATCTAGGTATTAGAAATAGTGCTATAAATATAGAAGATGCTATAGAAGTTTCTGATGGATCTCTTAAAATAAAGACTTATCAAAATAATGGTGAAGCTTATACAGGAATGATTTCTACTGATAACTTATTTGAAACCAAATATGGGTATTTTGAAATGAGAGCAAAATTACCTAAAAATAATGTTTGTTGGCCTGCATTTTGGTTACAGTCTGATACAATAGGTAATATTATTGGTGACACCAGAAATAGTGGGACTGAAATAGATATCATGGAAGATTTTACTTCTGGATATGGACGTATCCAACATGCCTTACATTGGGATGGATATGATGTAAATCATCAAACAGAAAATTTCAAACAACTATATCCTGATATTGTTGACTTTAATGATGAATATCATACATTTGGTGCAATGTGGGATACAAATGGTTATAAGTTCTATATAGATGGATATCTAACATATGAAACAACATCCGCGCCAAGTGATGTTGCTGAGTATATTATTTTAAGTTGTGAGGTTGATGAAAATAGAAAGAAAACTTTATTATCGGATAATACTCTCACAGATAAATTCGAAATTGATTATGTTAAAGTTTATAAGAAAAATGGTTAATAGTAACAATATAATAAATTATCTAAGGAGGAAGTTAAAATGTCAAGACCGACAATGAAACGTATTTATACACCAGATTATAAAAATCTTACACCAATGAAAAAGGTAAATGGTCCAGTTAAGGGTCCAACTAAGCCAGCTCTAGTTCCAATTGAGATTGTTAAAGAATGTTTAATGGAACCAAATCATGGTAGAATCTTTGAGGTTATTGAAGTAGATCGCAGATATGGTAAAGCGGTTTATTCAGATCCTGTTGAACTTACTTTAGAAAATTACAGTAAACCATATTCTAAAATAGTTGGGAATACAGTTGAAAAAATAGTTGTTGAAGATAAATCTGCTGTTGAATTAGTGAAAGATCAACAAATTGATTTATCGACAGAAACACCTGCAGAAGAAGCAAGTACTCCTGAAGAATCTGCTAAAGAAGAATTAACAGAAACACCTGCAGAAGAAACACCAGAAACACCTGCAGAAGAAACAAGTACTCCTGAAGAAGAAACACCAGAAACACCTGCAGAAGAAACAAGTACTCCTGAAGAAGAAACACCAGAAACACCTGCAGAAGAAACAAGTACTCCTGAATCTGAAGAACAGGATAATACGGCAGAAGAACCATCAAAAACTAATACTAAACCGGAAAAAACAGCCAAACAAAAAAGAAGAGAAAAGAAACAACAATCTTCTAAAGACAAGTAAGCTAAACAACATTAAACTGCTACTTTAAGGACAGGTACTAGTTTAATACTTTTTCCGTGGTGTAGATATATCAACCCTTTATACAACTGAATAAAGATGTAATATTAAGTAGTGATATGATATCACTCGATCGTAGAATAGTAGAAATGGTAGAGGGAATGCCCTCTACCATTTACTCTGTAATTTTATTTAACGTATAATCGATAAGGTTGTTTAGTTTGTTTATCAACAGCTTTACCTTTATCAAAATCAATCTTCATTTTGATTTTCTTTTTCTTTGGTAATAATTCTTTAGGGAAATCTTTCATCTTCTTACCGCTATCTATATCCACGGCCATAAACTTCCAACTTGAATCATCATCTTCATCTACCACAACAACGACTTCATATTTACCTTCTAGATGAATATGTTTTTCAAAAGCAGTTAATTCAATAGAACCCCCTTTAATCATACTACCGAAATCTTTAGCTAATGCTTGATCTGATGACTTCTTCTTTTTATTGTAGTTACCATCATCATCTTCATCTGCCCAAGAATCTTTCTTCTTTTTCTTATTCTTCTTCTTTTCAGATATATCATCATCATTATCATATACCCCACGAAGAATATTAAGTCCAAGCGCATTGATTGTCTTAGTGCTATCTGTATCATCTTCACGTTTCTGATCTTGTTTAAGTTCAAGATTAGACATAGTTTTACCAATATTATGTAGTTCCTTAGAACAATCTAATTTGGCCTTAGATAGTGATATAAGGTTAGCAAATTGTTGAGCCTTATACATTCTAGATCCACCAGGTTTAGCTAAATCAACCTCTACCATAGTACTAATAGTGTCTAGTTCATCTTTAACCTCAAGAACACTTCCTAAGACAGGAGCGAATCTTTGAGGATATTTTTCTTCTGAAACTAAATCTTTTGGTTTAGCTTTCTTACCCGAAGCCCTTTTCTTACGAGCATCACGATATTTACCTACATCAGGATCTTCATCATCCCCCTCTTCAATTCTTATAGGGGCTGTATTAAATATACCTCTAATCAAACTATTATGATCTTTACGTTTTTGTTTCTTAGATTTCTTAGCAGATTTTTCTTTTTCTTTAGATTTCTTTTGTTCATACTTCTTTTCTGCATCAGCTTTCTCTTTCTTGAATAAATTAAGTTTAGCTTCAAGATCTTCTATCTCAACAGATTTTTCCTCGGCCATCTCTTTATATCTATCAGCATCTTTAAACTCAAATGATATACGTCCATCTGAATCCAAATTCTTTTTATCTATTTCTGTTGCATCGGAGTATCGAGATCTGAGAGCATCCATTTGAAGATCAGATATTTCTGTCTTTCCTTTACTAAATTCCATAATTAGCCTCCTCACGTATCATATTATGTATATGTTGAGCTAGTTATTTTATATTTCATACAGAAAAAGAGGTGAGTGCATCAGCACTCACTTATTCTATTTTTCTATCATATTTGTATTAAAACCAGATAAAGTTTCTCGAACCTTACCTTTAGTTAAATATAGATTTAATTGATAAATCTTATCTATTGTTGTAGCTCGTAAAGTTATTTCAGATGTAGAATATTTCTTTCTTTTGAATATAGAAGAGAGTAAAGGTATTGCTACCTCATAGTCTTTAAAATCTACAATGAAGGGTTCATACATACCAGCTTCTGATATAATATAATCTATAGTTTCCTGAGATAAATCATATGAGACAACATAAGGATCTTGTAATATTGCATAAGATGTTTTACAAAAGTCTTCAGCTTTATATCTATCATCGTATAATATTTCTCTTTTATAAACGTTACCGTATAGTTCATTTAAATATTCAGCTTTCACATGAATAATATTATCAGTAATAGTATATAAATAAGAAACTTCTTTAGGTTTAATTTTATCCGCTTTACGATCACCCTCTATTTCTTTTATAAATAAATTAATAAAGGTATATAATTCTTTAGCGTTAAAGCATAGATTATCAGGAAGTTGGATATTTTCATAACCATGATCTATAATAACACTAAAACCAAATTCATCTTCATCATCATTCTTATCATAAGCTGCAATAAGGATTCCATCTTTTACAATGAAGTCTCTTTTATAATTTTTACATACTTTCAATAAATCGAATAACTCTTTTAAATTATACATACTAATCCTCCATTTCATCTAATTCTTTAATCAGATCAAGAGAGGTACCTAATCCAAACCAAACATTACCTACTGATATCATATCTTCTGAAATAAGATCAGACATAAATTCTCCCCCAGGAACATATTTAGATTCATTATATGGGTTCTGTCTATTAGATATCTTTTCTTTAATAACCAATCTACCAAATTGTGTGACATCTGATATATTATATACAATAGTAGCATTAGGATAGTGTGCAGTGTAATCTTCATCCATAGAATCAGGGAATATATGACTAGAATGATGACCCTTAAATAATTCTATACCTACAGATTTATTAAGGTTAGGATCAGCAACCACTCCTGCTTTTAATTCATGATCTTTAAAAGGACTATCACAAAAATCACTTTCTACTATATGAATAGCTTTAGAGATTTTCTCATCTTCTGATATATCTTCATCAATATCTTCTTTGATGCTTTCTATCCTATCTTGATGATCGTCAGCAGATCTATTACGAGCATAATCGGTATTCTTATTATTACCCGGGATATAGCCTTCTTTAATATAATAATCATAATATACATTTCGAAGATATGTATTTAGTTTATTAATTTTATGAGGCGCTGTTGCTGTCATATTTACTTCAAACATTAGATTCTCGATATGACCTACAAGAAACTCAATAACAACTTGTATAATAACATCGACGATCGAATAAATATAAAATTCTCTATATGCCAACATAGGAGCATTCATTACATCTACACCGGGGTCACTAAATTTCTTTTTAGTTATTCCTGCTTCAACTTGAGCAATATTATCTAAAGAATTTGAACCATAATCTTTTCTACCTTTTAATACAGCGGCATATAAAATCATTTGATCTATATTTGTACAAGTGTTAGTTATCTGTATACGGGTATTTCTATTACACATCTCAATACCGGCACGATCATCGATATTCATATCAATAAATCTGATTTCTTCTGGGAATCCCGGATGTGACATAATATCAACAGGATTATGACCTAACATTTCTAATCGATCATGAATCTTGGGAATATCATAAGCTATATTCCAAACACCACATGTATCAGGACTCGCTGCATGAAATAATTGCCAAAACTTTAAAAGCATCTCTTCTTCGGATTCACAAGGAACATGATTAAATTTCATTTTCATACCAATCTCTTTAAGAAAATTCTTTTTCTTATTTTTGACAGTAATCTCTAAATCAGAAATTTCTTTATTACATGCCTCGTATATTCCTTCAACATCAGAAAAGAATTTCTTTTGACCTTTGTACTTATCATATTTCTTTACAGCAAATGTATAAGAATGTATTTTACCATCAGCTTTTTGAGTTTTAGGGTTATACATAAACATGATAGTTATCATATTTATTGGATTAATCCCTCTAACTTCATACTCATTAACAGTAAATCGTTGACCTTCATCATTATACATATCAGACTCAATATCCAGAAAACATTTACGGATATTATGGTTTCTCATAGTATTATAAGTAGATCCTAATAATTGACGATATCGACTCTCTATATCCATATCGGTATAAAATGTATATGGGTATTTATGTAACTCTTTCTTTAAAGAAAATTGACGAGTATCATAATATCTATTAAGAATCTTTTTGAAATTTTTGCCCACATCACTAGAATCTTTCTTAACCTCTTTAGCTATCGCATCTAAAACAAAAGCATGACGACATTCAATTGAATACGTTTTATCTTTTGAAAAATACATACGAGGGGTAATATAATCTCTAAATTCTTCTTTAGCAAAATATATTTCAATAGTAGGTCTAGGTATGAATTCTACCTGTTTCGTATCTGTAGCATCTCTAAAAACAATAATAAATACATCATCTTTATAACTATTTTTATGCTTAAACTGTTCATAATATAAACAAGATATAATAGTTATATCTGAATTATCTTTTATGGGTAAAAGTTTCATGTATGAGCCTCCTTCATATCCTAATATCTTGTTATCCTATACTTATAAAGTAACTATAGAGGGCGTAAACATAATATTAAGACGCTTTTAGGAGGATAGATATGAGTAGAAAAGAAGTTAATCGAGAACATACATCGATGATGGATAATATAAGAACTTTAACAACCGGTGTATCTAAAGATTTATCAAGTAATATGTCGAAGAGATTAGACGCTCTTCTAGTTAATGTGGAAGAAGATGAACGACGAAGAAAAGATGTATCTGAATATAAATCAGCGACTCTACAAAGAGAAGGTGGTGCCCCAGAAAAATCTTCTAAAGGTATAATGGATTTTGAACGAGAAGATATTGAACAAGAATTAGTTAGTGAAATGGAAAAAATATTAGAAGCTAATAATCGGTACTATACGTTATTAAGAGATTATGAATTAATGCCATCATTAGTGTCTAAAATTGTAAGAGTATTACAATTCTTAGTCTCGGAAACATTATCACCTGATATAAGAACTGGTGGAAATTATAAACATGTCCTATCAGGAAATTATATCAATGATACGATTCAAAAAGAAATGGATGATATTAGAAAGGAATTACGTCTAGATAAAATCGTAGCTAAAATTGTAAAGGATCGATATCATGTAGGTCATGTATATTACCGAGTAGTAGATTATGAGGAAACCTTTAAAACTGTAGTTGATGTATTATCTAAAAATAATATCATTAATGAATCGGCTAGTTTTGACGATATTTTAAAATGTGATGGTTTAGAAGATGATCATATATCTTCAATAGGTCTATTGAATGAAAACTATACTATTGGACCAAAATCTACTGAAGTGGATTTTACTGATGTGGATCTAGATATAGATATAGAATTTTCTAGTATGTATGAGAAAACAGAAAGTTTTAAGAATTATTTAAATGAACAAAAATTAGGCTTAGATCCTTTTTCTGATAAGTATGGTTCTATACTAAATGAATCTATTTTCAGTGACGATGATAGATCTATTTTAAATGAATCAGTAGTTACTTTTGGTAATAATATAAGTTATCAAGATGAGACAGAAAAGAAAATTGAGAAAGTATCAAGAGATTTACTTAAAGGTAAACTTAATCGATGTTCAGTAGAAAAACTTGATCCCGGTAAAATGTTTGTAATTAAAGCAAGCGGACGAATAGCCGGATATTTCTATATGAAAAATAAAGATGCTAAACAAGAAGATGTTATTAAGCAGCGTCTAACTAAGTCTAAAGCTAAATCTGGTACTAAGAATATGTATAATGAAACAAAACGTAAAGTTATCAGTACATTAGCTAAAAATCTAATAGATACAACTAAAGATAAGACAGGATTATCTGTAATTGAGAATGTGGATTTAATTCATGATTACATTGCTAATTCAGGTTTATTAGATGGTGGAAAGAAATTAATATTCTATAGACCTGATGAAATCTTTGATTTCTCTAGAACAGATGGATCTATTCTTATAGATGCAGTATATAATACTAAATTATATGCTTCATTAAGAAATAATAATATCTCTACTAAAATTCTTAAAGGTAGAGGAAGAACTATTTATACAGTAAATATGGGAGCTAGTAATGTACCAAGTAAATATATTAATAACGCTATTAATTCTTTAGCTGCTCCTGAATCACGTATAGCTAGTTTTAGCGCACCTTTTGATAGAATACTTAATCCATACAACAGTGCATCAGATATTATTATACCTTCTGAAGGTGGAACAGATCCGGTCATTACTGCTGATATTATCGATGGACAAAGAGTTGATCAAGATGAAGAAACTTTGACAGAATTAGAAACTTCTATCATTAACTCATTTGGATTAGATAGTGCTGTTATAGATACAACTAATGGTAATGTGGATTATGCACGGACATTAACTATGATATCTAAACAAATAGCAACTCAATGTAGAGGAGAACAAGATGAAATAAATCCTGAACTTGAAAGATTTATTAATAAGATTGACAGTATTAGTATTCCAGGATATAGAGAATTAGTATCTGCTGGTAAAGTAGAAGTTTATATGTATCGTCCGAAGTCTCTTGAATTAACAATGTCTCAAGATGAATTAGGTGCTGCTGTAAGCTTTGCTAACTCTGTTGCTGATGCTGATCCATACATCTCTGTAATGGATAATGATCTTTATAGAAATATGTTTATATATGAGATAGTAAAAGATTATGTAAATATAGATCTGGATAAATTCCAAAGAAGACATCATGATTTATTACAAGATTCTAATTTCCTTGCACTTAAGATTGAATTAGATAAAGCTGTAGCAGAGGCTGTAGAAAAGAAACGTATTGAAATGGTAGGAAAACAAGAGGAAGTGATTCCCGAAGATGACGGTAATGACTTTATGGATGACGAATAAGACAAATAAAATGATGCACCCAATGGGTGCATCATTCTTTCTATCTTTCGATATCTGTCCAAGTTTTATACATAGATAAACGTTCTTCAAGAAGAGGTTCTACTTTATCTAAGTAATGAGTAGCATTTACTCGAGCAATACCACCAAACTGAATAGCTTTAGGTTGAACGATTTCAATATCACCAGCATTATAATTTAAGTTATCTCTATCTATAGCTCCAGTAATAGTAACTGCTTCCCAGATAGTGATATTCTCAATTGTCTTTAATGTTGGATCCATTTGTACAATACATATAACCATAGCATAGTTTTCCAATACTTTTTCCATGTCCATATCAGCAAAAGCTGGAGCATGTTTAGTATAAGGATCACCTATCATAGTTAAGTATTTCTCAACAGCATGTCTTAATGGCTCATGTATAGTTTCTAAGCAATTAATACTGAAAGATGAACCTTCAACATTAGTTACTGTATGAACATTAAGCTGTTGATCCTGACTACCCATTTGTATTTGAGCTTGTTCAGGAGAAATTTCTGGTTCGCCACTATAAGACGTTGAACAATGTTCAATGAGAGTCTTTAAGTTACGAGAATGTTGAACGATATCTTCAATCTTATTAGTTTCCATAATCTTTGGAAGCTTAAGAACGAAGATTTCTGTATAACCTGTATATTGTGGATCATAGCGTTTCAAGTCTTCTGCAGAGAAGGACTTAGTTCCGCGAATAATCGGTCCATCTGCAAGATTACGTACTGGTACTGATTTAAACATAGTTTAGTCCTCCTTTTTAAGATTGTAATTCATCATCAGTGATAGTAATATTAATTTCAGTAGCTTTAGAGATATCTTTGAAGTTAATTTTAATATCAATGATATTTGTACTCTTATCTTCTCCAGTAAGACCCTTCTTATAAACATTTGCTGTGATGCCTGAGACAGCTTTTGTATAAGTAGGAAGAACTTCTAGAGCGATATCTTCATTATATTGCTCGATATCTGATTGATCATTAAAGCCATAAGTTTTACCATGAGCAAGATCTACAAGATCATAAACGATTCTACCTAAAATTAAACAGTTGTTTAATTCCATTAAATCACTACCTAATAGAACACCCATATCTTGAGTAAATAAATACGCACCTGTGGCACGATCTTGTTTAACTACATTAATACGAGCATCAGTGATAGCGTCAAGATAATCTGAATCTTCCTTAGGATAAACCATTGTATCGTTTTGGAAATCTGTCCAACGAGCTGTTGCACCAGCAAAAGGTTTATTAAGATCACCATTAACTGCTTTATGTTGAATAAGAGCCATAGTATCATAATAAGATGCAGGGTACTTAAGATTACGTCTAATAATATCATCATAACGTCTCGGTGATTGAGCTTTAGCTATGAATCGAATAAACTTATAATCTCCAGCAAAATTAGTATTTCTATCAGTCATTGCATCATCGAAAGACGATTGACCTAACATAAAGGTTGCATATGATGAATACGTTCTAGCCACACAGAATGTATTAATAGCAGTCTTTATAGCAGCAGAGTATTCTAAATCAGGAATATAAGAGAACTTATATTTTAAGATTGATTTAATATCAGGAACAATAGTTCCTTGAAGTAATGCTTGAACACTCGTATCAAGATCTGACGTACCGTCATCACCGCTTAAAAGATTAAATGCACCAGAAATATCTCCATCTAAAGAAGTAGCATCTGTTGTCATGTAATAATCATTTGCAGCCATTAAATCAATAGTAGCTGGATCTGTATTTAATCCATTGAAATGATCAGCAACTACATCATCAAAGAACTTATCCACATGATTAGAAGTAATAGCTTTAATACCATTATCATAACCATTGAATACGTTTTCAATATAAGCAGATTTACCTGAAAGGTAAGCTGTTGGGAATAATGATGCTATCTCAGGAAGCAATGCTTCAGCAGATATTCCATCATAAATTGAAATACGATAATATACATTACCATCACTACCTTTAGTAGGTATTAATCTGAAATGTATTTTATTACCGAATGATGATGCACCATAATAACGGAAACCTACTAGTGGTGTAGTTTGGTAACCATCGCCATCTGGTGTTGCATCAAAGTTTGCATCAAGAGCAGTTTGAAGTGAATCATCATCAACTACAGCAGTTGATGTAGATGTAACAAATTTCAATTCTAATACATCTCTTAATATAGGGGTATTATCAGTAGCCTCCGTTACTTCAGCTCCTTCAGGAGTGAGGTATAATGGATTTCCTTGATCATCCTCTTTTTGTACATCGGCAGTTACTTTATGTTTTACAGATAAAGAGACATTCGCCATTTTTGCATCGTCAGGTCTTAGGTTAGCAACGTAAACACCTATGCCATTATTTAAAGCTTCTACACCTATTGCCGGACCAATACCATATTTTGGATAGTTTACATCTGCAACATTTCGAAGAAAACGTGTTGTTTCACCAGATCTATCTGGACTGAAGTGAGTAATCGTATTAGTTGGTCCTTTAGGAAACTCGCCCATCAGCAAGATATTATAATCCGGTAAACTTATATCGTCAACTTCAACTATTGGTAAGTATGTCGTTTGGTCATCGACATTGATAATTATATCCGGTTTCATCTAAGATATCCTCCTTTATTTTAATTTATAAGTATGTTCCGCAGAAGAAGAGAATACCGCACCCTTAGGTGCGGTATTTTGACTGTAATTTAAAAATAAGGTTATTCTCGTATACCTTGAAGGACTTTTTCTACTGGTGTCATCTCATCAACATCACCTTTTTTGGCTTTATTATTTGCTAACAATAAAGCAGTATTCATATCTTCGAAAGCCAGCATATTAGAAGTTGACCCCGTTGATACTAACTCTCTTGGATTTAATGGAACTATTATATCAGGTATATCTTTCATATGACGTACTGGTCGATTTATATTTTTAGGATCTCGATATTTATCAGCAATAATTGCATGGAAGGTTTCGCTTGGTGCACTTGGGTTAGATCCATTATGCCGATATACATTATTACTTAATATCTCAATAATAAATAGATAAGGGAAACTATCAATCTTACCATCATCGAATAAAGAGAATAATGCTGCAATATTATCAGCATCAGTAATAACGTTTTTATCTTCAATAAAAACATCATCCTTATAATAAATTAATTTATTATAATCTGCTTTCTTACCATAAACAGTATCCTCAACTTTTTCCATCTCTCTAGGTATAGTTGTAAAGATATTACATATACCTAGGGGATATTCTATTGTAGGTTTTTGTTTATCATGAGATCCTTTAGAATCATAAACTCTTATAACAACTACACCATATAAATCAATCTTTGTTGATATTTGTTCCATCATACCCTTATCTTTATAGATAGATGGAACCATTATTTCTACTGCATAAGTATCTACTAAATAACTTAAACCTTTTACTTTAAAAGGTGTTTTAGACATATAATATCACTCCTTTATATTAACGTTATGATATTATTTATTAATACAGATATTATCAAAGGTTTCTTTTAAATCATTATACATCTCTTCCATGATAGATAAGTTTTTATCTAATGAAGAATATGTATTCATATTCAAAGTCATAGGTAAAGCATATTCCTCATAAGTTTTACGTTTAGTTAATTTCTTAATCATAGCTGTCATAGAAATAGCTAAACTGAATACGAAAGGTTCTATATGTTTTTCAGGTATATTAACCAGATTCAATTCTTCAGCTTTTTCATTATATATAATGATATCATCAGTAAACTTTTTGATAGCATTAATATTATGAGCCTTAACGTTTCTCATATCAGGATTATATCCAGGAAAAGATATCTTAACTTTTGATTTGGATACAGTCTTAATCATTTGATCCATTCTTGTCATCATATCTCTAACAGACAACGGTTTTTTCTGAGAAGTTAAATAATCAATACCACCTTTGATTAAAGTTTTAGCATTAGCTGCTTCTCGATATGCTTTACATAAGAATTCAATCTCTTCAATCTCTTTAATAAACATATCATCAACTAATTCAGAATCACCTTTAATCTTTTCAAATTCTTCTAAATATATACCTAATATGATATCTTGGGTATACACATTCAGATGAGCAATAGATTTACTGTTATCGAGATATGAGGTATCCTCACGTATATCCATAGCATCCTTAATTACTTCAGAAATGAAAATATCTTTATTAGTGATGAGTATATCATTTAATTTAGTTCCAATAAGACCTAAAAGATCCATAGTCTTTTGAGCATCCTCTATGTATCTAATAATAACATCGGAATCACTATCCATATTATCGAAGGTAATAATAAACATTTGTACTTCCTGAATAAAATGTTTTCTATTGGTCTTATAATAATTTTCTGCTAAACCAACACCATCAAATATATAATCAATAATATTATCACCTAAAGTTTTACAGATATCATTAAATTCTGCATGACGAAGATATGTACCAATTTCTGCTAAGGTAGGACTTGCGTCTGTATGCTTAGAAGTACGAGCTTCTTCAATAATAATTTCTTTAACTTTTCTAAGATCTATAATAAGTGATTCAATTTCTTTATCATCAAATAATTCAGGATCTTTATCAAGAAGATCTGCTAATGTTTCACGTATTACTTGAATCTTTTCTTTATTAAGTTGATCTTCAGTCTTATCTTTAGAAGGTGCTATCATATTGATAAACTTTTGGGTTTTCTCACCATCTTGGATATTCTGTGACATCTTATCAAGACGAACTGTTCTTGATGAGGCGATGTTAGATATAGACGAAACGAAATCATCAATAGGTGTTTCTTCTCCTGTAGCATTATTTCGAAGAACTTTCACTGTACCTATATCTTTAGCTTTATCTTTAATAGATTGAACCTCTTCTTCTGTGATAGCTTCTAATTCTGCTTGATACCCTTCTTCAGCAATCTTATCATTATTTTCTTGTGACATCTTAATTGCTGCGCGAACCTGATTAAGTCTTTTCATAGCAGTATTCATTGTAGTAATATCCTCCCTAAACTATTATCTCTCTAAGTTCTGAATCATCTTCCTCTGTTTCATGATCTTCTATTTCTGGTTCATATAACAATTGATTTGGTTTAATATTATCAATCTTAGGTAAGATTAATTCATTATTAACATCCTTAATCAATTTAGTATAAATTGATTCTACATTATTTGAGTCAATGCATTGATCTAAGAAATTATAACCATAATTGGTAAAAGTTAATGTGCCCGAATCATATAGATTCTTAATAAAGTTAGTAAATCCTTTATCATAACTTCTTGATAAGAATTTAATAAAATCATCAAAATCTAAATTAAGATCCCTTATATTCTTAACTACTTTAGGCATCTTAGTAATTAAAAGATAATAATCTTTCTTAGCATGATATATCTTATTATATCCCGGACTAGATTTTAATCCATGAATAGCTTTCTTTCGAGTCTTATTTTTCATAATATACTCTTTTATAAAGATATACGTAAGTTTCTCACGATTCTTAATAAAGAATTTATAAATAGATTTAGTTACAGCTTTAATATTATCCATTTCATCTAAACGTATATGCATGTAAACATTTCTAGAGAAAATTTCTTCAAGAATACTACGACATATATCTTGAGCAAGATCCTCATCTGCTATTCGATCAAGTAGTTTTTCTAAATAATTTTCATTTGTTTCAAATGGATTTTTAATTTGTCCATGAATCAAAGATAGAATATCTTGAATTTCAATATCATCAATAAATTCTTCCGCATTGACAATTTTATCAATGATGTCTTTTTTCATACTCATTGGTATGGCCTCCTTTAATATATAAAATAATATAATTCCTAATCGTATTAATATGTCGAATAGGAGATACAAAAAGAATAGACGGGACAAGCCCGTCTATACTTAACTATCCCAGAAGGAATTGTTTACTCCATATGTGTCATAAATATCATCACTATCATCCTCATTATCTTGTAAGAAATTCAGATTCTGTGTGATTAGTTTATCTATATTACCAGGAATTAAAGATTTTTGTCTAACGTAACCTTCTTCATCAGGAATATCATTTCTTTCATGATCTATATCAATTAATTCTTGACGTTGTTGTTGTTCTAAATGGAAACTAGATAATACAGGTTGTTCTGTAGATAACATATCTAACCATTCATCATTTTCCGTTGTATCACTTCCATGACGATGAATTCGATCTACTGTGCGAGCTGTTTGTCTAAACTTTTCTAATTGTTGTTGACGAATAGCTTCTTCTTCAGGATCATATTCATTATCAATATCAAAGTAAATACCAGTACCTTTTAGACCAGTACCATAACGAACAACATAAAGTCCACCAATATAGGCCATAGTAACATCATCATGTGAAGCCGAGTTATGATCAATCCTACCATTCTTATATTCAAAGAATTTTAATTCATTATAAATTTCAGGTATACTTACATGATCTTTATGATAACGAACTAAAGTTTCTAATATCTCCATCATCTTAGGACGAGACTTAGAGTTGGTATTATGACCATATTCAATAGTTTCATATTTACGTTTCTTAGCGAATGAACCTACCCCTTGATCCTGATTCCTAATCTTCTTCTCACGATAGATTTTATTACGAATATGAGTGTGACGGAGTTCATCTAGAACAGCCTTACCCACCATATTGTTTTCCACTGTGATTATACAATTTGGATAGATCTTAGTAGCTATCTTTACAATGATTTTACGAAGTTTACGTGCATTAACCATATTATTCTTAAATACACCAATAGGTCTCAAGGTTTCTGGATGTATAGCAACAACTGTTGAACTATCTCGACCCAAACCTTGTGCGACATCGACAGATAAGATAACAGGTTTTCTACCACGGTACTTTTCATAAACTGTCATATCATAATATTTATTAATCTTAACAGATTTACCTCTTTTACTTACTTCAGAACTCATTGCTTGCAGCATTTCCATATCATCTTCATCGAAAGGAGAATTACCATTAGTATTAATCCATTCCAAACCGAATTCACGTCGTGCTCTAAGAGGGTTACCTAAATCAATAACTACATTACGATACCATTCTTCAGTCTTACCTAACATCTTATAATCAAACTGCATAAATAAACAACGTTGTTTACCATCTGCAGCCAATTTATCAATATGTTTGTGCAATTTCTTTCCAGAGAAATCATACATATGCTCACCGAAAGTAATACAATTATTCATAAAGTCATATGCATAACCACCGTGAGCCGATGAGATATCCCCAGGTGTAGTTGTATAGACAATTCCATAAGGCATATGATTCTTAGCAGCTGTTTCAGATGCTTTAGAATATGCCGGTTTTGCTGCTTCAAGAATTGTTTTATTGAAGAATAAGAAGGCTAATTCATCTACCCAGATCTTAGCGGCTGTTTTACCACGAGCTGCTGCATCGGCTTTAGATTCACTAGCAGCACTAGCCATTGTCCTAAATGTCGAACCAACTGCATTACGGTAGAATTTAATATTATTCTTTATATTCTTCTTTTCTTTCTTAGAAATATATTCCTCATTACTATGCTGCATCCAAGCAGGTAGCATTTCAGAAGCTTCCTTGAGACGATTTAAGTTATCATTAGAATCGGTCTGATTCTTATTAAAGTGAAGTATTTCTAAGTTTCTATGGAAATGCATATCATATTGAAGATTAGATATAGCTCCCCATGTTTTACCTGTTTGTCGAGGCATTATCTGATAAGCAGAGAGATTTAAATCAATGGCCCAAGTTAACGCTAAGTTACCTCGAGATAATTGGAATGAAACACCACCCTTGATACCAGAGTTACCCCCTTGTTCCGGAACGCGACATACTTCTCTTAGAAAATAATAACGATTTTCAACACATTCCTTATAAACGAGGAGTTTCTCTTTATCAGATAACTCATCGTCATAAGGATCTAGTTTCGCAAGTTTCTTATTATAAACTTTGAGAGGAAAATGCCAGTTCTCTACACCTTTAGCTCTAAGAAGAGCACATACTTTGAGAAAACTCTTATTCTCTGTTTTCGTATCAATGAAGTACTCATCATAGGTTTGATTAGAATATCCTTTGGATAGAGCCATTAGCGATCACCTCCCAAAGAATTAGTCTATTTCATAGCCAGCAGGGTACTCAATAAATACTCCATACTTCTTAGGAGTAATTTTAAGTTTACGAGATTTTTCTTTCATCTCTAAAACCATTTTGTCTAAAGATTGTAAATACTTAGAAACTTTAGCAGCTTCCTTATTATCCATCTTTTGAGCCTTCCGAAGAGCTTTAAGAATAGCCTTCTGAATTAATTTACATCGATACATAACATCCAGGCGTTCATCCTCATCTTCAATATTAGATACTAATACAGACAACTTATCTATATCATATCTAATTTCAGAAATAGTTTTAATTTGAGCTTTGTCTAAATTAGATGATAACTCATATAAATTCCACATATCTTCATCAGATGTTTTCTTATCAGTAACTGCTTCATTTAAAATATGAGATAAAACTTTACCTGGTCGAATCTTAAGATTAAAAATAGGATTAAGTCTCTTTAGATATAAATCCAATTCATTATTCTCAACCATATTAGCAAACATACTAGCTACTTGCATATCATTAGATAATACATCATTAACTATTGTAGCAGCTAGATCTTTAGCTTCTTGTTGTTTGTTATTTTCGACATAAGTCACTATATCAGAATAACGATCTTTATTGATCTTTGTTACAGCATGGTTATACATACGTATTTCTGAATCAGTCATCATTTCAATGATTGTATCATCTATACCTGTTACACCTTTACCATCTAAGTACGGATTTCTAAATGGTGTAGCAAATACATGTAAAGCTACTAAAATCTTAATCATATCTATAGTCTCAGATTTAACCACAGATACCAATTCAAAGATTTCAATAATCATTCTCTTAATACGTGTATTCGTGCTTGTTGTTAATACAGAGTACATTAAATCATGTACGAATAAAGAAGTTAATTCATCTTCTTTAAATTCCGATAAAAGATCTTCAAATACAATAATCTGTAATATATAATCTACATATTGTATAAGTAATGGAGATTTACTATTTAGTATACTTAAACGTACATCACCATCAATCATTTTATTTTCAGTAAGAGTTGCTAATGATATCACATTAAGCTCTACTGTAGCAATAGATAATTCCTTCGGTAAAAATTTCAATACATCTGTAATGATGTCCTGTTGTATCTTCGTAGGAATCTTTCTTTTATGGTTATTTGTTTTCACCGTATATTGATCCCAAGATGAAAAATTGTTTTTGATTTTCCCAAAATGCATTGAGAATCTCGGGAATACATCCGATCTAATCATCCTAAAACACCTCCTATAATATTATATGAATGTTAAAGACCCTCATATGAGACAAAAGAAAAATAACCGGGATAAACCCGGTTATTTCTCAGAGGAGTTTACTTATGACAAAATAAGTAACTATTTAAGCTTATTTAAATTCAAGAATTTTACTTCCTGTAGTACCTACATAGTTCTGAACGTTGATGTTCGCACCAATGTGATCACCAATTACTTCAGCATTTCTCAAGCTGTAAACAGTAGCTGGTAATGCATGGTTAGATGCTTTACGAAGATCGTTAGTTAAGAAAGATGCATACTTCCAGTAATCGTAAGTTCTACGTTCAGCTTTGTCTTTCTTGTTAGGGATGATAACAAGTTTAACTGACCAAGTGTTTACACGTGATGATGCTACGAATACGATTGTATTTGTAGAAGATACAGCTGATAAGTTTTCAGATAATGCAGCAGGGCCACTTTGAACTGAACCTTTAACAGTGTTAGCATCAGGCATAAGGTGCTTATTGAAACCTGGTGAAGATAATACACGAGCATGTGAATCTGGAATGTGATACTTTTCTTTAAGATAAGTAACGACTTGATCCAATGCAGGAACACATGATTCACGAACGTAATCAAAGATAGTTTTATTGTATCCAGCTCTTGGTTCGAAATCAAGATCAACAATGATTTCACCATTAGTGCTGTTAGTAATAGATGTAATCCAAGCTGCTTCATCTGTAGTTGCAAAGTCCATACCTAATGTATTTAAGATACGAAGATCTTCAGCATGGTTAGCAACAAGAAGTGCTTGATTAGTCATCATTGTAATAAGATCACCTTGGATACCAGTGTTTGACTTTTGAATATCCGTTTGTGATTCTTTCTCCAATGAGATTTCATAGTGAGGTCTTGTTGGAATTTGGAATTCATTTCTTTCACTTTCAATAGAAAGAGTAGAAGGATGCATATGTTGAGCATGTGATACAGTACCACTGAAAGTAACATCTATAGCACGGAAGTCCATAGCAGCGCCAGCAGGTGTTGCTTCAAAAGAAGTTGTGATAGAACGGATTTCACTACCATCACTCTTTAATGTAGCATCAACGAATAATTCCGCTACAACATCATCAACTAATTTTACATCATAAACAGCAGTAAGTTGTCTATGCTTAGCATCAAAGTAAGGTCGAGTTCCTGTTTGAAGTACGATAGATACATCCGTAGTTGTGAATGAATCTGCACCACCATCTGGATCTAATTCAACAGTAACGTTTGTAAGTTTAAGATCATTATTCATACGGTAATTGGGATCCATTGAATCTAAAAGATCTACTGATTTAGCAGAGTTATTAGTTAATGTAATTGCCGATTGTAATGCTGTAGGAATAACTTCAAGTTTTGTATGAGCGTCAGTACCTCTTTCTAATGCATCGTAAACTTTACGAGCTTTAGATTCACCAGGTAAAGTGATTGTTGGCTTAACTTCAGCTATTTCAATAACAGGACCTTTAGCTGCACGAGAGTTCATAAGACGATGAACATTTGTTTCCATTGGTTGCTTAATGATAGTCATAGCAGTAGCTGCAATGATTGACATGTTAGTCATCGATACAGTGTTTTCATTCATGATGTTATGCATTTCAGTAACTGAGTTACGAAGAACTTGACCTGCATCAGCAGCATCTTCATTAATCACCATTTCCTCAAAAGAGTTTTCAGCAACTTCCTCAACACCAGCATATTGTTCACGAACAATTTCCTGCATAGATGTAGCATATTCATTCATTTCTTGAGACTCTGCTGTTATATCTGCAAAGCTTTCATTTAAACCAGTAACAAAGCCGGGTAAAGCATTAACGATCTTTTGATCGGTATTTTCTGAACCGAAAAAGTTTTTCATTGTAAAATATCCTCCTTAATTTTATTTATTAGTATGTTAACGGTAACTTTTTATAATATAATGTAAAAATATTATAAATATTCAATTTAATTATCCTTTTTTCCATCATCATTGGAATCTAATAAAGAATTACCTATATTGACTACTTCTTTAGTAACTATAGCAAGATATGCTAGGTTTTCTTCATAGGATTTAATCATGAATTTATATGAATAATAAGTATTGAATAATTTGGATAATTCTTGTAGATCTTCTAAGTTCTTTTCAAATCTAGAGATATTTTCATCATCTGACTCAAGAATAGCTCGATCTTTAAGTTTATCATATAAAACCGAAATACTTGATTTCATAGTTCGAAACTTTTCATCTAACTCTAGATTATCTATACCTCGTTCGATTTTAGTAATATTGAGGATTCTTTTCTGTGAGGGTTCTTCTTCATCCCCATCTTCTTCCTCAGGTTCTTCCTCTATTACTTC